AGCTAGGAAATAATTTAATTTAAAAGTAATTTAAAATAAATATATATAAAATTATATAATGTTATCAAAAGAAAAATATTACAAAATAATCGAACAAACAACACTTACATCTGTGGATCTTATACCATATTATGATGGAAAAATACTGCTTGGTTTTAGAAAAAATAAACCTGCAAAAGATACCTGGTTTACTCCTGGATGTAGAACAGGTAAAGGTGAAACACAAAAAATGGCAGTCGAAAGAGTAGCAAAAACAGAATTAGGATTAGATATAAATTTTAATGACGTTACATTATTAGGAGTATATGACCATATATATAATGATAATTTTAAAGACGACTTATTTGGAACTCATTATGTTAACATTGCATATTTGTGGCCACTAAAAGAATTACCTAATATTAAACTTGATGAACAACACGAAGATATGATATGGTTATCATTAAAAAAATTAATGCAAAACCGATATGTTCATGACTTTGTTAAGCTATATTTAAACGATATAAAAAGAGCATTAGAAAAAACAACAACATAATCTATATCTCCATTTAACCTTTCTTATCTCTCTAAAATCTTTTTTAATTAACGCTTCTTTCCGTTTACTAATTCTTTTAAACATTTAAATTATATATTTTTATTTATTTAACCAATTTAATAATATTAAATCATCCTTTATGATATAGCTTAAAAAGAAAAAATACATCATATGTTGAATACCAATTAAGTTATAATTTCTAATTGTCCATAACGTATGCCACCCCCAGTTCAATAAACAAGATATAAAATAAATATCTCTAGCACGTCTTTTAATATAATTTAATTTTTCCCCTTCTTTTTTATCAAATAATAAACGTAATCCTAAATAATAATTTACTAAATATGCTCCGGCAGATGCTAATGTATATACATACATCATTTGTCCTAGTGTTGATGTCTGAAAATCTATACCCAAACTCATTAAACATAATGTTGTAGTAATTCTATGATGCAGTTTGGTTGATGCAGGTAACTTATCAACTAATAATAAACCTAATGTATCATTTACAGTATATAATACACCTAATCTATGGCACCACCAATTTGACCAATAACCTCTAAAATATACTGGAATTACTATTGTCGGAACAGATATAAAACATAAACTACATAATATAGATGATTTAATTAAATTTTTTACAGAATAATTTTGTTTATGTAGAGGAATATTTCTAAAATTTATATAATTATTTGATAAATAATTACGTAAAATAGGATATGTAATAGAAATACAACCACTGAAAAAAGCGGCAGAGTAAAATGCATTATAATCATAATTTTTAAAAAAGGTAGATATCATTGTCTATATATATAAGTAAATATTTAAACTGTTAAAAAATATTTTATCCAACCTGAAAATGCCCTCTATTATTTTTAAATCTTAATGTTTTTCTAGTTTTAGGATGTGAGTATACAATATTAGTTCTAAGAAATCTATGAACAATACTAACATTGAATAATTCACATATTAATAATAAAAACGAATCACATATTGATGTAAGATGACCACTACCTATACCATTTACATTATAATCTTTAATAGCTTCCATATGCTCTTTTATTTCTTGTTTTGTGAGATTTTTACCTTGCCATTTTACAGATTTCATAGGTCTATTTCTTAATTTAATTTGAGTTATGAAATGTTTACGATTACCTCTTCCAATATTAGCAAACTTATAATCATCTTCTTTTAAACAACTTAAAATACTATCCCAAAAGCACGTCATTATATTAATAAAATAAATTTTTTTTTACAAATATTATTATGCAAAATGAGTTAAAAGAAAAACAATAATAATATAAAAAATGGAACTTAGTGTTAAAGAAATATTACAAGATGGAGATGTATCCAAAGAAAATGAAGAACTAATTTTTGATCCTTATAATCCAGCTAACAAAGAAGTTAATAAAAAACAGGTTCAGCATATTTTAGAAAAATATGGTGTACCAGGAAAAATACATAATTTTAATCTTTATAAAAGAGCATTTGTTCATAAGTCTTATATTAAAAGACCTCATTTAGAAAATTTATCTAGAGGTATACAAATTGTAGATCAACCACCGGATTGCTTACCTTTAAAAACAAAATCAAATGAACGATTAGAATTTTTAGGTGATGGTGTATTAGAATGTATTACAAAATATTATTTATATAGAAGATTTCCAAAGGAAAATGAAGGATTTATGACAGAGAAAAAGATTGCACTTGTAAAAAATGAATCTATTGGTAAAATGGCATATGAAATGGGATTAAATAAATGGTATTTAATTTCTAGAAATGCAGAGGAGAAGAAAACCAGAACTAATTTAAAAAAATTAGGATGTTTATTTGAATCATTTTTGGGTGCTTTATTTTTAGATTTTAATAAAATACAAATTTCTGATGAAGATAAATGGTTTGATAATGTTTTTGTTACAGGTCCTGGTTTTCAAATAGCGCAAACTTTTGTAGAAAGTATATTTGATCATCATGTTGATTGGATGGCTCTTCTACAAAATGATGATAATTATAAAAATATTTTACAAGTTAAGTTACAAAAAGCATTTAAAGTTACACCAATTTATAAAGAAATATCTGAATTTGATGAAGAAGAAGGATACCATATGGGTGTTTATCTTTGTTTAGGACAAACACACTATGCTCTTTCTCATGAAGAAGCAACAAAATTTTCAGATTGGGGTTCATTTGAAAATATACTTGCTAGTGAAACGCCAAAGTTTATTTTTCTTGGTTCTAGTAAACATAAAATCAAGAAAAAGGCAGAACAGGAAGCTTGTAGATTAGCCTTGGAAACTATTGGTATTTAATACTTCTTTTTTTTTAACAATCAATTATATATGAGAGATTTACTTAAAAAAAAACCAGAACCTAATAGAAAAAAAATTAGAAAACTTAAAATTGTTAGGAAAAAAGCAACAATTATAAATAAGACGAATGAAGGTTACGATAGAGCAAAATTTTTACAAAGATATAGAAATAAAGGTATTGCAATATCTAGTAAATCATCAATATTAAAAGATATAGAAAAAAAGGTAGAAGCACAAGTTGTAGAAGCTGAGTCGAAAAGAGAGGTATTAGATATTCCAAGTAAACCAGTAGTTCCTGAAAAAGCAATATCTGTTCCAAAAACAAAGAAAAAAAGAAAACGAATGAAATTAACTTTAGGCAAAACAATAAAACCTGCTGTAGAACCAGAAGATGAAAGTGGTGGAGGTGGTGAATCTAAAGAACAAACAGTAAGACCACCAGCAAAAGAAGTGTTAGAATCTACTATTTTAACAACACCAAATTTGAAAATAGTTATAGGTGAAGACTCTATAGAATCTAGATTACCTGAAAATGATATTCCAATTAGAGTCAGAGTTTCAAGATACTATTTAAATAATAGAGAATTTTTTGTAAATTTTATAAATTCAAATTTTGAAAAATATAAAGATGCTATAGAAAAAGAATCCAAAGAAGCATCTTGCAGTACCAGTATTGGTAAATTTAAACCTTTAACACATCAAGAAGTTGTTAGAGACTATATAAATTTATATACACCTTATCGTGGATTACTTATTTATCATGGTTTAGGTTCTGGAAAAACTTGCGCATCAATAGGTATAGCTGAATCATATGCTAATATAGCAATGGCGGAAGGAATAAAAAATGCAGGGGAAATTATTGTAATGACACCAGCATCTTTAAGGAAAAACTATGTGAATGATCTTAAAAAATGTGGCGATCCATTATATAGATTAAATCAATTTTGGGAATTTGTAGAAACAGAAGGCAATGAAACACTTATATCAACTATGTCTAGTTCTTTAAAACTATCTCTCGATACAATTAGAAAAAATGGAGGAGCTTGGTTTGTAAATATTAAGAAAGAACCAAATTATGAATCTTTAACTGCAGATGAAAAAGCACAACTAAATAACCAAATAGATGAAATGATTAGATCAAAATACAGATTTCTTAATTATAATGGTCTAAGAAATGACCATATAAAAGGTTTAACAGAAAATGGTAAAATAAATCCGTTCTCAAATAAAGTAGTCATTATTGATGAAGCACACAATTTTGTTAGTCGTATTGTTAACAAACTTCGTAGACCAGATTGTCTTTCAATGCAATTATATCATTTATTAATGGATGCTGAATACTGCCGTATTGTATTTTTAACAGGAACACCTATCATTAATTATCCAAATGAAGCAGCAGTATTATTTAATATGCTAAGAGGTTATATAAAAACTTTTATTTTTTCACTTTCAACTAGACCAACACAAAATGATTTAAATAATATTATTCAAAAAAGTGGTGCAAAACATGATTATGTACAATATGAAAATTCAAAAACAGCTTTAATCGTTACTAGAAATCCATTTGGATTTGTAAATGATTATAAAAATAAAAGATATAAAGGTCTGAGATTTACAAAAGCAGGTAGCTTAACAGATGATAATTTTATTAAAATTATGAAGACTAATTTAAAAAGTGTAAATATTAATGTAGTTTCAGTTAAAAAGAAAAATGAAAAATGTTTACCAGATGATTTAGATATATTTAGAGCAAAATTTATTAATGATGCTGACCAAAGTTTAAAGAATAGTGATTTATTAAAAAGAAGAATAATGGGGTTATCTTCATTCTTTAAAAGTCCAAGAGAAGAGTTAATGCCAAAATTCAATGAACTTGAAGACTTTAAAGTAGTAGAAATCCCAATGAGTGACACACAATTTTTATTATATGAAGAAGTAAGAGCAAATGAAAGAGACCAAGAAAGAAGAAATGCAATTAAAAGAAAAAGAGCTGGAGACGATTTATATACAGATACAGTTTCAACATATCGTATTTTTTCAAGAGCATTTTGCAATTTTGTATTTCCAAAAGAAATTGGTAGACCAATGCCTCGTAAGAGTAAAGATGTAGCAGATAATACAAATGAGGATGATTTAGACAATGCAGATATACAACTTAGATTAGATAATGTAGATGGTGCGCATATTAGAGATGATGAAGCATTAGTAGAAAAAGAAATTGGAGAAAGGTTAGATGATGATTATGAAACAAGAATTAAAACAGCTATCGATAAATTAAAAGAAGGGAGTAGTCAATATTTATCTGAGACCGGTTTGGCTACATATAGTCCTAAGTTTTTGGAAATATATAGAAGAATAGTAGAAAATGATGGTTTACACTTAGTTTATTCGCAGTTTAGAACATTAGAAGGTATAGGATTATTTACACTTGCATTAAAAGAAAATGGATTTGCACAGTTTGATATAGTTAATACAAAAGAAAGAGGATGGGTATTAAATATTCCAGAAGAAGACGAGGCTAAACCTAAATTTGCACTTTTTACAGGAACAGAGGATGTTGAGAAGAAAGATTTTATGAGATTAATTTTTAATGGAGAATGGGATAAAATACCTACAAATTTAGCAGAAGAAATTAGGTCTAAATATGGTGATAATAATAGAATGGGAGAAGTGATTAAGACATTGATGATTACAAGCAGTGGTGCTGAAGGTATTAATCTAAAAAATACAAGATTTGTTCATATTATGGAGCCATATTGGCATCCAGTAAGAACAGAACAAGTAATTGGTAGAGCAAGACGTATTTGTAGTCATCAAGAATTGCCTGCTGAATTACGAAATGTTACTGTATATATTTATTTAATGAAATTTACAGAAAAACAATTACAACCAAAAGCAACTGGTGGAATGGCACCAAACGGATTACTTGAAAAGGACTTAAGTAAAAAAGATAAAAAAACAGTATTTACAAGTGATCAAGCATTATTTGAAATTGCAAATATGAAAAAAGAAATAAGTGATCATTTATTAACAGCAATTAAAGAATCTTCTATCGATTGTCCATTATATTCTAAAGAAGGCGATGGATTAAAATGTGTTACGTTTAGTTCAGGTTCCGATACAAGCAGATTTGCAACCGAACCTGCAATTACACAAGAAAAAGCTGCCGATCAACAAAGAAAAAGAAATTTGAAAAAGATTACTTGGAAAGCTAAGAAAGTTACTATTCCCTGGTATGGAAAAAAGAAAACATTTGCTTTTAGACCAGATGGACCTGGAAAAAAAACAGGTAAATTATATGATGCAAAAAGTTATGCTAATGCTAAAAAGCAAGGCGGTGATCCTATTTTAGTTGGTAATATTATAGTCAATGATTCAGGTGCATTAGAGATTGAACCAATTGCAAAATGAGATAAAAATGAATTATTAGTTATAAATTCAAATATGATTATGATATAATTTTAATATTTGCTTTGTATCTTGGTAGTGATGAATCCATACTTTCTTGAAAAACAAGTAGCTCTTTATTTCCTAACATAGATGCAGTTATAGAAAACGATGAGAAACGACAACACATTAAAACATATTTTTTTGGTTGTGTTAAATAATAAAAGTCTAACCATGCATCTCTAATATCATAGTCATAAGATAATTTAATATATTTCTTTTTAATGTTATTTGTCATATGATTTATGTAGTTTTTGTCATCTGTAACAACTGTATATGTAGCGATTGTTTTGTCGTTATTAACATATTTTATAGTTTTCTCCATTATACTATTTAATTCATTCACATTTGAAAAATCATGATGTTTATTAAAGGGATTTAATCTATCTCCTCCTCTAATATGTATTATAACATCATAAATAGGAATTTTTGGAATATTAAATAAAAATTTATATTTTGGTACGTATTCTGGTGTTCGTAATCTGCAATCATTTTTTAAATGCATTTTTTCTTTTTCTGTAAGTTTGTCTTTAATTGTTATATTTTCAAAAGATATTAAACATTTATATTTACGTTTGATTGATTGATTCCATCTATATATACAGTGTAAATTATTCTCTTTACAGTATTGTTGTATATAAATTAATTGCTCGATTCTATTTCCCAAACCATCGGGTCTTCCATCAAAATAAATAATATTATTTTCCATATGATATAATAATATATTAGATTAATTAATATTATTACGAATTAAATTATTTTTTACAAATGGCAAAAAGGAAAATGAATAACTAAATAAATATATTTTAAACTTAAATATATATTTATATTAGATGGGAGCAGGAATATTACCGATTGCTTTTTATAAAGGAAAAATTTATTTTTTATTTTCAAGAGAAGAATTAAATGCAGATTCAGACCCTGGATTATGGAGTGATTTCGGAGGTGCAAAGGATAATAATGAAAGTTTTTTTGAAACAGCAGTAAGAGAAGGATACGAAGAAACAGGAGGATTTTTAGGATCAAAAAAAGGAATAGAGAATTTAATACAAAATAAAACCTTATTTTCAATTACAAAAAAAAAATATAGAACTTATATTGTTTTAATAAAATATGATAAAACATTACCTAAAAGATTTCGTAACAAATTTTTAAAAATAGAAGAAACAAAACCGCATTTGATTGCAAATCATAATGGTTTATATGAGAAAGATATGTTAAAATGGATGTCATATGAGGAAGTAAAAAAATTTAAATATTTTAGAAAATGGTACAGACGGGAACTTATACCAAGTATATTAGAAAAATTTTAAATTAAAGATATTAAATTAATAAATTTATTATGTTCATATTAAATTTTTTTTTATTTATAATTAATATTGTTAGTGCTAATAACTGTATTGAAATAGGCAATTTTAATAATAATAGAATAATAGCTTGTCCTATTCAAAAACTTAATAATGAAACAGTAAGTAGGTTAAATTTTACAAATAAAACATTAGAAACTTTTAATGTAACCAAAAAATTAAATAGTTCTAAAATGAATTCTACAATTATAAAACAGAGAGAATACTCGAAAAATAATACAAAAAATATATCCGGGTTTTATAATATATTTTCACCATCACCATCAAAAGATAATATAGATATTATTGAACCATCATCTTATTTGGAAATTATAGATGAAGAAAATAATGAAATATATGATTATAATACACCATCAGTATATAATACACCATCATCTAGTTTAGACATTATAAAAGAAGAAAATAATGAAAATAATGAAAATATAATACAAACAGAAGATGAATATGTAATTTTAAAAATAATTATTATATTACTTTGCTTATCCGGCACTTTAATTACTTTATTATATTGTGTTAAAAAAAAGAAGAAAAAAAACAAAATATGTAATTTTAAAGAAAAAGTATATATTAAAAAACCAATAAAAACTGAAAATAGTGATAAGTCACAAACAACAATAATTAATATTGGTGAAAAGGAAGAAAAGGAAGTTATTGAATCTACGTCAAGAATAGAACCTAAAAAAAGTGAAGATTATGAAGATGATTTTGAAGAAGAAGAAGAGAGTTAACGTTTATATGGTATATAATCATTTTCATCAAAATCTATAGTATAAAATGTATTCCATTCAGGATACATATAATATTTATCTCCACATAAACCCGGATTACTAATAACTAAATAATAACATTTATATGAATCTTCTGGTGATTTTGGATTTGGAATAATTTTATTTATTTTAATTATAGATTCGACAAAATATTTGAAATTTCTGGGCACACAATCCTTTTTTATATATTTTTTATTAACTCTAATTAGAGAATTATGAATTGTTGGGTTAATTTTATTTTTTTTATTCATTATCCTTCTATAAAATAAATACTTTTGTATACTTTCTAGTCCATATTTATATGTTAATGCATAATTATTTAACATATTAATATCTAGGAATTTAATTAAATATATACGTAAATCATCATGTAAATCAGTAAAATTCATTTATATAGCATTACACATAGTAAATACTTTTCATTCAATTTTTAGTAATTAATAATCTATCAAGTTTTTCTATTATTAAATCTTGCTTTAATAATATATTTTTAATATCTTCTTTTATTGAATTATCACTATTTATTATAGCAGATTTTTTTTTTAGTTTACCAAAAAAGTTTTTCATAGATTCATTTTTTTCTTTTAATTCAAATCTTACTTGTTTTTTTACTTTAGTTTTTCTCTCTAAATCAATAGCATTAATACTAACCGTATTTTCTTTTATTTTTAATTTAACAGGTTTCTCTCTAGTTTCTTGGCTGGATAACCAATTTGAAGCATCTTTATTATTATAACTTTCCATAATTTCATTTAGTTCTTTTTCACGTCGCACCATTGTTTCATCCATATCTTTAAAATTATCACCATCTTCAACATTATCACTAAAATCTATTTCTTCAGGTTTTTTAATATTAATCATATCTGAAAAGTTTTTCTCGTGACTAGATAATTTTTGTTGGAATATTTCACTTTTATTTAACAATTTGGGTTGCTCAGGAAGTTTAAAAGTTGTCATTTGTTTAATCAATGTTTTATTCATATCCATTAGACTATTAAATGAATCTCTTTTATTATTTATATTATGCATTGTAATATTAAATTCCTTAATAAAATAGTTAGAATTATTAATATATGTTGGATTATTCTTTAATAAGCCTAATAACAATTGTCTATTTTCTTCTGAATAAAAAGACATATATATTAATACATAATTAAATTTTAATATGATTAAAGTATATTTTTCTTAATTTTTTCATATATTTATCATTAATTTTTTTTTCAGATACTTTTTCCCAAGGAGAACCTTTTAATAATTCAATTATTACATAAAGGCAATACATACCACATTCACTCATACTATATTGGTGTCGTCTTTTATTAAATTTATATTCATATTTATCACCTATTTTTTCAGATTGTTTTTCAACAGTTCTAACAAACTTTCTAATTCGTGTAGGAATTCTGTCTCCATAACTATCAAAATAATAAACTCTTTCTTTAACTGCATCAATAAAACAACATACCCAATGCTCACCATCTTCAGTATGAGGATCTGTATTAAAAATAATACCTATTTTGGTTTTACCTTTTTTAATACAATTTAAAAGTGAAAATTTACATAAATCTTCCCAAACACATTCTCCATATAATAAAGGTTTATCATAATCAATGGGTGAAGGACCTAAAAATAAAAAGTTAGAATATTTTTTTTCCCACTGTTTCATAACCTGCATTATTTCAATAGAACTAAGCCATTCGTTCTTTTTTTTAAACCATTCTTTAGGCACTAAAGGAGCAAAATTCTCTAAAACTAAATTTTTATCTAAATCATGCTTTATACATTGTTGTTTAATCCAACACATTTCGTTGCTACAACTTTTTGAATTTAATTCTTTTAAACTTCCCCAAATCTCTATAGGACTGTTAGTATTTATAACTGCATCAGGATGTCTTTTATTCCAAGCATTTCTTATTTTATAAAGTGATTCGCTATTGTAACAACTATATCTATCCTTATTTTTATTCCTACTAGGAGAACATTTTAATGTCTTGAATTTACTATTTTTTCTTGTTTTTTTTCTTTTATGTAAATGTTTTTTATGAATATGATTTTTTTTTGTGCTCATATAAATTATACAAATATTTTCATATTCCTTTTCTTTTTAAGGATGGATCTTTTAAATTTATTTTTCTTTTTTTTGGCATAACAACTTTTTCAGGTGTTATATTAGTTTTTATAGGTATTTGATCTGTAATTTTAAGTTTCTTAACTTGTCTCTTTTTCATAATAATATTATTACTTTCGTCTATATTAAATTTATTTTCTTTTTTTTTATTTTTTTCAATCATATCATATTCATTTTGTATAATATCTCTTTTATCAATGAATTTAAAGTGATCTATACAAACTTTTGAATAATTTATAAAACTATTTTTAATTGTATTATCTACTTCCTTTTCTTTTAAAATATCTTTGGTCATTTTTAGTATTCTTGCCTTATAAAAATCAAAATCTTCTTTTTCAACTAAATTAAAACTTGTATCTTTATGTATTTTGTTCATTTCATAAGGATTTGTTAAATATTGTAAATTTATTTTATTAATATTCATTATAATAATAAAATATAAATTGCTTATTCTAAAGAACGAATTTCAACTCTTGTACTGTTATTAAACATTTTTTTGCCAATATTATGCTTATTAGGATTAAATTTAGGTAATGGTTCCTCTCTAGTTAATAACTGATGAGGATTATTAGGATAAAATTTATTATTAGCAGTCAAGTAATAATTAACATATAAATCACTACTCTCATCAGGAATAAATTTTGATTGCACAGCTTTTTGTATTGGAAATATAATATTTCTTAACCTAGATTCAACATCTACGTTTGTTTGATATCCATTAAATGGTAAAGAATCACTAGGTGAATACATTGTATTAACACTATATGTTGGCAATGTTTCACAATTGGTATTACTTGGTTTATGACAATCTAACATTGGCATATGAACATATCTAGTTTGAACACTTCTTGGACTAAAATACATTTGCATATGTTGAGATGGAACATTCCTTCGAAGCATTCTATCGCTTAATACCTTTGTTCTATTTTGATGACAATAATATTTTCCATCAATTGCTCCCTGCATTATATAATTATATATATATTTTTTTTTTAACTGAGTTAAAGATTATAAACTAAATTATATAAATATGTGTGGAATCTTTTCTGTTTTAAGTAAAAGCACTAAATTAAAAATAACAGAAATAATGGCCTGTTATGAGGCGGGAAAAAATAGAGGACCTGAAGAAAGTAAAATAGAATCAATATCTGAAAATATAATTTTTGGTTTTCATCGTCTTGCAATTAACGGTTTAAAAGATATTACTTCTATGCAACCCTTTAATATAAAACAATGTATTCTTATCTGCAATGGTGAAATTTATAACTGGAAAAATTTATATAAAACTATGAATGTGGTTCCTAGAACAGGTTCAGACTGTGAGGTTATCATACATGCATATAGGAAATATGGTATAACTCATACATTACAAATGCTGGATGGTGTCTTTTCTTTTATATTATATGATAAAGAAAATGGTAATATATTTGTAGCTAGAGATACATATGGTATAAGACCACTTTTTATTAGTAGTGATGATGATAAATATTTAATAGCATCAGAAATGAAATCTTTAATCAATAATCCTTATAGAAAAAATAAAATTAGACAGTTTACGCCTGGAACTTGTATTAAGATTAATTTGGAAAAAAACATTGAACAGTTATTTTCATTTTCACACTGTAATAGTTTTTCAAATTACAATATTACAAATGAAAAAGATGCTATGTTTGTAATTAAACATTCATTGATTAATGCTGTAAAAAAACGTGTAAATAATACAGACAGAGAGATTACTTGTCTTTTATCAGGTGGGTTAGATAGTAGTTTAATTGCTGCACTTGTTCGTAAAATAACAAAAAACAAAGAATTACATACTTGGAGTATTGGAATGAAAGGTTCAGAAGATTTAAAATATGCCAAAATTGTAGCGGATTATATAGGCTCAACACATCATTCCATTGAGTTAGAAGAGAGGGAGTTTTTAGAAGCAATAGAAGCTGTTATATATGATACAGAAACATATGATACTACTACTGTTCGTGCAAGTGTAGGTAATTGGTTAATTTCAAAATATATTAAAGAAAATAGTAAAGCAAAGGTTGTTTTTAACGGAGATGGAAGTGATGAAGTATGTGGTGGTTATATGTATTTCCATTTAGCTCCAGATCCACTAGAATTTGATAAAGAATGTAGAAGATTATTAAATGATATTCACTATTTTGATGTATTAAGGTCAGATAGGTCTATTTCATCACACGGTTTAGAAGCTAGAACACCGTTTTTAGATCGTTCATTTGTTCAAACATATTTATCGATACCTCCTGAGATAAGATACCATCCAAAAGGTGGAAGATGCGAAAAATATTTATTAAGAAATGCTTTCGAAGGTATGGATTTATTACCAAGAGAAATTCTTTTCAGAACTAAAGAAGCATTTAGTGATGGCGTTAGTAAGCAAACGCGTTCTTGGTTTGAAATCATACAAGAATATATTGTTAGTAAAGGAGGTGAAAAATATTCAACTATGGAACCCAAGGCAGCAGAAAAACAATTTTATATGGACATTTTTGATAAATATTATCCTGGACATAGAGATATTATACCGTATTTATGGATGCCTAAATATGTAGATGCAGATGATGCAAGTGCTAGAACATTAGATGTTTATAAAAAGAAAATATAAATATAATATATTAATGAAAAAAAAGTCTATAAAAATAAATCCAAAAATGAAGGGAGTTTTTACAAGAAAAGCAAGGAAGAATAAAATGAGCGTACAGAAGTATGCGCGTTATATTATCAAAAAATATAAAGGAAAAACAAAAAATAAAAGACAGCTTAAATTATTAAGACAAGCTGTATTTGCGAAAACAGTAAAGAAATGGAAGAAAACTAAACGAAGAACACGCTAAATTAACAACACCATAAACAACATGTTTGTTTATCCTGTTGACCACTTAAACTATTCCATTCCTGTATAGTATAATTATTACTCATAGATAAATTACACCTAGCGCATATAGGTTTTAAATTACTTATTTCAAGATCACCTCCTTTACTTTCAGGCATATCATGCCCAACATGAAAGTTAAAAACATCAATTTCATTATCACACCAATGTATATAGCACTTATGCTTAAAAACATCCCCAAAAGTTTTTTTCCAACATTGTTCTCTAATAGCTTTAGGGATAGTAGATTTTCTATTCTTCTTGGTTTGTTTTTTATTTTTATTACGATTATTGTTACTATTTTTATTTTTCCTTCTATTATTTATACGTGTCATATATTAGTAGATAAAATAATATCTTTAATATATATGCGTAAGTATAAAGCGATTGTATTTGATATGGATGATACCTTGGGACACTTTGAAGAAATAGCTATATTTACTACTGGATTAAAAAAAGGACTCGGCAATAAAGTTAACGAAGAATATTTATTTAAAGTATTTGATTTATTCCCAAAATTTTTCAGACCCGGCATTATTGATACTTTAAAATATATTAAAAAACAGAAAAAAAAAGACAGACTAATAAAAGTAATAATTTATACTAATAATATGGGTCCTCATAATTGGACTGTTTTTATTAAAAGATATTTAGAAAGAAAAGTTGGTGGTAAAATTTTTGATCATATTATTTCTGGTTATAAACCAGGCACTAAAATTAATAAAAGAACCACTCATTATAAAACAGTACCTGATATATTAAAATGCACTGGATTAAATAAACAAACTAGATTTTTATTTGTAGATGACCAAAGACATCCTAGAATGATGCACGAAAAAGTTACATATATGAAAATTTATCCATATAACTATGGTATAAAGTTCAAAGAACTTGTGGATAGATATATGGATTCAAAATTAATTAATATAATTCCTAAAAATGAAAGAGAAACATTCAAATTTTTTATATTAAATTATTTAAGTGCTGGTTTAATTGGATATAATTATAAAGTATCAAAAACAGAGATAAGCAAAAAAGACCTAGAGGAAGATATAAAACTAAGAAAATATGTAAAAGATTTTTTGAAAAATAAGGATACCCGTAGAAAGAAAAAAACTAGAACCAACAGGCGAAAAACTAAAAAATATTAATTAAACATTTTAAAACGTGGTCTTACTACTTTACTATTTCTATTTATTTTATTAGTAGGTTTTGATTTTGGTGGCGCATACTGTCTATAATGATGTTTGAATATACTATCTTTACTTTTCCAAAAATGAGATGGGTTAAATTCTGGATGTAGATTTCTTACATCATTATTTATAAATACTAAATCACATTGCCAAAAACTACTTTTTAGATAACATATATCAACTATATTAAAAACAACAAAATTTTGTTCGTGCATAATATCAACTATATCTTTGAATCTATTAAAATGCGCCTCTATTATAACTATTGCTGTTTTTTTTAAACAATCATAAGCACCTTTTAAAATATCTACCTCCTTACCATCTACATCTATTTTAAGTAAAATCCAATTATCAATACCCTTAGCAATATTATTTAATGTATCTACTTTAACAGTTATACCAGTATTTTCTTTAGTTATTTGATTATGTGTAGGTAAACCTTTCATATTATCTAATACGTTTTTCTCCTGTAAATAAAATTCACCTGGTTCTTTATCACAACCTAAATTTAGTAATTCAAAATTATGATATTTATAATTATTTTCAATAATTGGAAAATATTTTTTTTGTGGTTCAATCAAAATTTGTTTCGTTGTTTTAAAATATTTTAATAGTTCGTGTGTTTGTGTTAATACACCAACATCTATAATACAAGAAAAATTAAAATTAATATTTGCTAAAAATCTACACAATGTATCTTTTGATGGATTCATTTATTTATTAATTTTAATATAATATATTTAAGTCAATATTTTTTTCATAATTCTAAATTTCTTAAAAAATGGTAAATTTTTTATAATACCTTCTACTGAAGATGTTAATAACAATAAAATACCAGCCTGAAAGGCTATTTTTTTATGTATCTCTTCAAAATTAGTCTTTGTCCAAGGATTAAAAAAATAAATTAAAATAAATGCAATAAATACTTTATATATTTCATTTACCACATCCAAATAAATTGGTATTTTATCCCCTAATCCCAATAGAGAAACGATATATAGTAAAATAAAAATATACTTAAAAAAATTATAAAACAAAGTTATGTTTTTGTTCATATAAAATGTTGTAATATTTTAAAAGATGGAAAAACAATTATACTGGATTTATAAAGAAAATGAATGGGAAAAAACTAATTCTGAAAATATAGAAAATATTGATAAAGAATATGTTTGTTTGCGTTCTGAAAAAGACTATGAGCAAGATAATCTAATCAATTTAACTTATCTAAATGAACCTAGTATTTTATATAATATACAGAATAGGTATAATTATGATAATATTTATACATTTAATGGAGATATATTGGTAGCTGTTAATCCATTTAAAAAAATTAATATTTATAATATTGAAACTATTGATTATTATAATTCAAAACCATACGATAATTTAAACCCCCACGCATATTTTATTGGTAAAAAAAGTTTGGATAATTTAAAATATAAAAATAATCAATCAATATTAGTTTCTGGTGAATCAGGGGCTGGTAAAACACAAACAACTAAAATAATAATGAATTATATTTCCGAAATATCTAGCAAAGATCAAAATAATATATCAGAAAAAATATTAGCTTCAAACCCTATTCTTGAAGCATTTGGTAATTCAAAAACTTTAAGGAATGATAATTCTAGTAGATTTGGTAAATTCATTAAAATACTTTTTAATAAAAATAACAAAATAATGGGAGCAGAAATTAAAACATATTTATTGGAAAAGATAAGAGTTACAAATTTATCAAATGATGAAAGGAATTTTCATATTTTTTATATGTTATATAATGGATTATCAGATAATCAAAGAAAACATATATTACTTGATGATATTAAAAATTATAACTATTTAAATTGTTCAGATATATTTGAACGTGAAGATAATGTTAGCGATGCTGGAACATTTAATGAACTATATAATTCCTTTATTAAACTAGATTTTAGAGAGAATAAAATAAATTACATATTTAAAATAATATCTGCTATTTTAAACTTAGGAAATATCAATACAAATTGTAATATTGGACAGAATATATATCTTAATAATTTTTGTTTTTTACTAGGATTTAATATAGATATAATTATTGATTTTTTTTCATATAAATATATTAATATTCATAATGAAATTATTAAAAAACAGATAGATGAAAATAATTTTATAATTATGCGTGATAGTTTTTCACAACTATTATATACTTGCTTATTTAATAATATTGTTGAACATATCAATAAAAAACAACAAGTTAAATCAGATAAATTTATAGGTATATTAGATATATTTGGATTTGAAGTTTTTAAACATAATGGTTTTGAACAGTTATGTATTAATTATACTAATGAAAAATTACAAGAATTATTTAATAAATTTATATTTGAAATAGAACAAGAAGAATATAAAAAAGAAGGAATTAATTGGAAAAATATACAATATCCTGATAATCAAAAAATTATAAATCTATTTGAAAAAAAAAATATTGGCTTATTTGATTGTTTAATTGAGCAATGTATATTATCTAAAGGCAGTGACAAAAAATTCTTTGATCAAGTTTCAAAAAATAATGATAATGATATATTAAATATTGCAAATAAGGATAGACATTCATTACGCTTTATGATAAGACATTATGCTGATGATGTTAAATATACATCTGATAATTTCATAGTTAAAAACCGTAATCAAATTGATGAACGTTTAACTGAAATATTTAAAAATGGATGCCCATTAATTAAAGAATTTAAACTTCCACAGAGAGAAAATAAAAAAAATTCTTTAAAAAAGAATAACCTAATTTATCAATTTCGGAAACAATTAAAAGAATTATTAAATACTATAAGTTTGACAAAACAGTATTATATAAGATGTATAAAACCAAATGATAAAAACATTTGTAATGATTTCGATAAAACTAGAGTATTAGAACAATTAAGATATTGTGGTATTATGGAAGCTATTAAAATTGCAAAAGCTGGATATCCTGTTAGATTATTAAAGAATGAATTTATTGACAAATTTTATACATTAATGAATTTTAGAAAAATTATTCCATTGAATGACTATATAAATTTATTTATTAATAAAGAATTTAATATAGAAAAATTAGAATATCAAGTTGGAATAACTAAAGTATTTATGAAGAAACATATATATGATGAATTAGTAAAAAACAATAACGCTATTATTAATTATAATATAATTATCATACAAAAGTATTTTAGAGGATGGAATCATAAACGAATTTATTTGAATATTCTCTCTAAAATTAAGAACATACAAAGAATTTGGAAGTATAAAATTTTACATAGAAATAAAAGTTCATTTATTATTTCTAACTTTATGAGAGCTCTAAATAATTTCATAAAATATAATAGGATCAGAGAGAATGTTATTTTAATACAATCATTATTCCGTATGCATAAAACTATAATTTTTTTTAAAAGAATTAAAGCTATTATTAAAATTCAATCAGTTTGGAGAATGAATAAAAGTATTAAATATTATAAAACTAAGAAATACGAAAATAACTGTGCATATAAAATTCAAAAACAATGGAGACATAATAAAAACCGTAATATTCTTGTAGCTAATATAAAAAAAATAATAGATGATAATAATGAATTTAATTTATTAAAATCTCAATTAAACAGAGAGAAAAAAGAAAAAGAAAATTTAATATTGGAAGCAGTGAAAATAAGTTATGAATTAGAATTAAAACAAAAAGAAACAGAGAGAAAACTAATAGAAAAAGAAAAAGAAATAGAGAGATTAAAAAATATTAATCATAATAATATACCTGCTAACACTGTTATATGTTTGAATGAATGTCCTTTGGATAATCAAACACACGATGAAATGGCACAAAAAATGGAACAATTATATTTAAGATTAAATAAAACCAGAGAAGCATTAAGATTAGAACAAGAAAAGCCTAAGTGTAATATTATGTAAATTATTCGTCAAGATATGTTAATTCATTATATTTGATGGTGTTTTTCTTTTTTTCTAGATCCATTTTTTATTATAATATTTATAATAAAAAACAATTTCATTTTTTTCTTTTTCTAGTTTTTCTTTTTTCACATTTTCTTAAACATTTTTTATATTTTTTAACTACACTTTCATAACACTTTATGCATTTGTTACTTTTTATTATATTTAATCTTATCTGTTTGATTGTTTTTCTTTTTCGGCGTTTTCGTATCTTTCGTCTTTTTTTTGTTTTCTTTTTATGTTTTTTTCTACGTCCTCCAGGCTGAATTTTATTTTTTTTAATATATTCATTATATCGTTGATCATAATTATTTTCAATATAATCTATCAACAGCAGTAATTTATTTTCACTAATATTTTCTATATCTATATCTCCTGGTAAAGATTCTTCAACTAAAATACTTACAACTTGTGGGTCTTTACCTGGAAAAGCTGCAAAACTCATATATATATATATATATTAAATACATTTTTCTTTTTCTTTATTTATTTCTCTTTTAATTTCTTCTTTGATTTCGGTTTTCATTTTTTGTCTTTTTTGATATAGTAAACTTTTTTCAATTGTTAACTTATTTTCCAAGATTCGTGAATAAATAGGATCATTTTTATAATCATTCATAAATTTAATTCTTCCCACAGGCGAAGGTGGTTCTTTAAGGTTTTGAGATTTTTTTGTATAACTCATTGCAAGTGACATTTTAATTTATAACAAAAAATATTATTTAAATCAATTTTTTGTGGAACGTTTTTTATAATAATCTATCATATCTTTTTGTTGTTTAATTATATTTTTTAAAGAATTAATTTGTTCTGTTTTTTTATTTTTATATTTAGTAATTAATTGTTTATTTGAAGAAAAAGCTAATTTACTTATAATTAAATTATCCAAACCTTGTCTTTTATTTTTAATATCGTTTATTTTAGTTTTTACTTCATTAATTTGTTTTTTCTTTTCTTGAAGCATTAATTTTTTTGATTCTAGATTTTTAATATATTCTTTGTTGGGGGCATATTTTGTATAAGTTGTTGGATATTTAACTTGGTCTCTAATCTGTTCTTCTAAAGACTTTTTCATTTATAGAATAATTATATTATTTATTATTAATATTAATTAATTTGTATAACTTCTAAATCTTCTATTTCAGTATCTATTTTAATTCCTTCAGCTAAAGGTATTGGTAATTCTGGTATTTCAATATTAGTTTCAGGTACAACACGTTGAGTTCTTTGTCGATTTCTTATATAAATATTAGCTCTTTGCGAATAAATCATTAGTCTATAATATTTAATAAAATAAAAACAAACTAAAAATACAATTATAAAAAATAGCGTTATAAATGATAACAGTAGTATAATTTCAAACATATAATATTATTAAATTAGGTAGTAATTTTAAATATTTTAATTTAATGCTTTCTAGTTTTTTCGTGACGCCTTCTATTTTTTCTTCTTCTAGATCTTTTAGTGCCTTTTTTTCGGTACTTTCTCTTAGTTTTTTTCTTTTTTCTTTTTCTTTTTCTTTTTTTTTTTTTTGTTTTTTTTTTTTTTTTTTTTCTTTTTCTTGTTTTTCTTCCTCCCTGTAATAAAAGAGCAGGTGGGTGTGGTCCTAAGTACATAGGGGTAGCAGATGAACTACACATCTGGTTTATTATTGATTTAAAAGTAAACACATATTTATCATACCAATATCTATAATCACCTGCTATTTTTGTTTTTGGCGCAATCCTATTATTCTTTGCATCTCTTAAATCCCGTAAGTAAGTAGGAAATCCTGAACATACTTCAGGAGATATTGAAACATCAGGTCCTTCTCCACCAAATATAGATAAAAGTAATGCCATACAGGTTTTTGGTTGTAAAATAGTATCTTTATTTCTAACTAATAATCCTCCTTTAGAAAGTGCATCACGTGCAACATCAGCTGGTTGGTGAAGAGCACGGTGTCCTGCATCCCATTCAGTTTTTATAAGTCCAAAAACTCTTCTACTTATTGTTTCAATATACATTTGTCCATTTAGGTTAGCTCTTATATAATTACCTGAATTATTTGCCATTTTTCTTGTAATTTGTGCAATTCCTCTTACTTTACTTCCCCCTTCTAATATTCCTGGTTGGGGACCATAAACTGATTCTGGAAAAAGTCCTTTCCAACTATAAGCAGGGCTTTGAAATCTTTTTGGAACAATAACACCAGAAGGATATGTAATTTGTGTTAACAAATAACACATATCTTTTAATGTTATTTGATCCCATTTATCTGCAGAAAGAGTTGCTTGAACATCTTTAAAAAATTCATAAGCCCTTCTAGCAGTACCATCTGGGTTATTATCTCTGAAATATCTTAAATAAGCAGCTAGACATATATATAACTCTTGTCTTTCTTCCTTATCCATTATACTAAATGTTGATGTTGATTCTCTCTTCCAATTCATTAATTCTTTAGAGGGCTTACGTATAGTGGCACTTATTTTAGTTCTAAAATTGGTATGTCCTTCATGGAACATTTCGACCCTTCTTTTAGTAATTTTAAAGTGTTCAGCCCAGTAGTCTGCTCCGAAATATGCATTCGCCTTAGCCCTCTTCCAAAGGTCATCTTGTCTTTCTATAGAAATTCTGCGAAATCTGTCGTGTTCACCAACTGGAGAACAATTTGTTAAATATATTTCAAATTCAGCATTATTCCAAGACTGAAATGTTCTTAGAACTCTTATCATATAACTAAGATGAACCGATTTTAATTTTTTGGCACTATTTTGAACATGATTGCAAAAGAAATTATAAATATCACCTCCTTGTTGAGTGCTAATACCACTAGTAGATGCGAAAGTCCCAGACCCCCCAAAAGAATCTAGAATTTGTATCCATTTATTTTTCACTGGATGGTAAGCCCATATACCAAAATGTGTTGGGGCTCCATCTTCATCACCATCTAATAATTCATCAAATATATTACCATTATTAAACCAAGTGAATGCATCAAACATATGTCTTAAATTTTCAGCATTATTTATTCCAGTATGTTCACAATCATCCGCATCAACATCATCTTGTGCAAGATCAGCTAATTCGGCTCTAAAAAGATTTCTTCTTGTAGAAGCACAATATGTGTTCCAATCAATATCTCTACCCATATATCTTTCAAACCTTTTTACCCAATTGTTATGTTTAAATAATTCCCTGAGATTTATATTAGTATCATTATGTGTCATTAATACTTGTAAAGGAAAGACCTGTCTACAGAGACGAGTATTTCCAGGTAATGGTCTAATGTAATCTTCATACTTTAATCCATAAGTGCCAGCGATTCCACCACCGTGTGCAATAATCATAAACTTTACGGTTTTTTCAACCCGAACAGGCCAATTTGTAGGGTTCCAATCTATATTTGCGGATGGTTGTGGTTTTAATTTATAATCAGGATTTGGTATACTAGGATTTTCTTGCCATGACATAATTATATATAATAAGTAAATATATAATTTATTTTAAATATCGTTTGTAATATTGTTTAAATCAACAGTAACAGTAGGTATTAATTCTTCTTCGTCATTATTTTCTATATCTATATCATCATTATGAATAGCACTATCTATTAATGCTTCAGCTTCTTGTAAAATATCATAATTAAATGGATTTTCAATTGGTGAATTTAATATTTCATCTATACTATCACGTAAATTTTGTGGTAATTCAAAAGTTAAGCTATTACTACTTTCATTTAAACTATCGATGCTTTCATCTAAACTATCGATGCTTTCTGAATGAATGGGTGGTAAATTAATTGGTCTAGGTAATCCATATGGTAAACTACCTCTTGTGCGGGTTCTTCTAGGCCAACACAGTCGATTTCTACAAAACTCAGAATTATCTTCAAAAAATTTAATTAAGCCTTGTTCACATTTATCATTATACATCATTCTTTTAATAGGATTACAAGATTCAGTAGCATAGAGATGCATAAGAAGATATTTTTGTAATTTATTAACAATTTCTATTTTTTCAGTAATTTCTGAATGTTCTGATATATATGTATCACCAATTTGTGTTTTTCTTTCTCTTAACATGTTAACAATATCATAAAGTTTTTGCATTGATGAACTTTCGTTATAAAAATAGCAATTAATTGCTTTATCCTTAAGGATAGGATAACACTTATATTTAAAGGCATCAATATTAAAATTATGAGAAAAAAATGCTTGTATAGATAAAGGAATATTAAAATCGGTTTCTTTTAATTTAAAATAAATAGCATAAAGATGATTATTTAAAAAAAACTCTCTAACAAATGGATTCTTAGGAATAGTAGGATTTGGCTTAATGCCAAGTGTATTTAGTAAAGCATCTTTCCATAATTTACATAAATCAGATAATCTAAAAATATATTTTGTATTCAAATGAATCAATGCAATCTTTTGTTTTTCAGGAAAATTAGAGAGAGGATTAAAACGAATATCACAATCCATATCAAATTTTTTAGTAAATTTAAATTTTATAAAATTGCAAAATCTTATTAATGAATGATAAACAGTTTGGCTTTTATAAAAAATATCTAAAAACATTTCTTTTTGTTCATCAGCTAAATATTTATTATTTAATATATTTTCTTTAAGAGCAGTAAATTTTGACACATGTTCATTATTATCCGCACTAAAAAAATACATAGGATATAGTGCAAACATCTTAGACTTATTAATAGTATTTAAACTTTGAAAATCACAACAATGTTCTTTTTTTATAACTAATTCTATAATATTTTGGAATAAATCCATTCTAATATATTATATTAATATTTAAAATCCAGGGTCATATTCATCATCAACCTGTCCCATATCTGTAGATGAAATAAATGTGGCAGTATTTGTAATTTCAATATTTTGTTTAGAACAAGGGTCATTGGAATTTTCTGTATCTAATTGAGATTCAATATTAATTTTTTCTTTTATATTTTTACTCTCTAATTGTTGTATTTTTTGGATATCTAACATCACTTGGAACGCAGAGGTTCCAAAATTACCTTCTTGTCCACACATAATATTAGCAGAAACACCAGTAAGTGGGTCTAATTCAGCGTGTCTAGCAGCTCTTAAGAACATTTCAGGTGTCTCTTCAAATGAAGCTTTTGCAATAGGTCCAATATCGTCATTATTAATACCGTGTCTAAATACACTTACCATTTTTTCAGTTACAGTCATTCTGTCACAAAGCAATGAAAGATGCCTATGATTGATATAAGAACCATTAAATTCAATACAATCAACAAACTCATTATATATTGTTTGTCTGGCAGCTTCAATTCCCAATGTTCTGTAAACTTCTTGAATATCATTGCTAAAACTCTTTTTATTATCAATAAAATCTGTAGAAAGTATATCTTTAAGGTTAGTTCCAACAGTATCTAGAACCCATGTATCACATTTAGAATAATTACCATCAGACAATTTAGTATCTCCAACAGATTTTCTTAATATAACCTTTGGAATATTTTTAATACCACGTAAAATAATATTATCAAGTATATTCTGTTGAAAATTTTTAAGTTTATATATTTCATCAGTTTGATCAAGTGATTTCTTTTTACTAGATGTTATAGAATCAGCAAGTCTCAATCTAAATACTAATTTATCATCATTATAATCATTAAATATACATTTAACATCCTTTTTATAACTATTTTTAATAGCAAAGTGGATATCATCTATTGATATGTTCCTATCAAGCATTTTTTCTCTATTTATTTCAAGGCGCACAATCCATTTTGATAAGACAACATCTTCTTCAAGACTAACACCTCCATTACATTCTTCCATAATTTTGGAAAATTTATGGTAAGTTTCCATTAAAACTTTATCATCTTCAATAAGACTATTCATATCGTCCGGGTCAAAGCAAATACTAACTGTATCAACAACATCGCGCAGACAGGTATATTCAAGAATATATCTATATTTTTGTGCTTTCTCTACATCTTCATTTTCGTGTTCTTTTAAACAAACCGTAATTGATGGATTTTTCGGATTTTCAGAAAGAGAGAGGATTTCTTCAATACGTCCTAAACCACGTGTGACATTAGACTTAGAAGCAACACCAGCCATATGGAAAGTATTAAGAGTAAGTTGCGTAGTAGGCTCACCAATACTTTGAGCAGCTATCATACCAACCATTTCTCCAGGATTTACAATAGATTTTTTATATATTGTTTCAATATTAGCTAGTAATAATATCAAAGCTTTCTTATTATATCTACGAACCGTAAGTAGTTCTTTAGGAGACATATTAAACATATAGAATGCTTTAAATAATTCAGTTGGAGAATTATGATATAATTTATTGAGATTAAGTAAAGATTTTTCTACCATTTTATAACATTCTAGTGGTGTAATATCAACCATTGAATCTTTTTGAATATGCATTTGTTTTTCAATATTCCCCGTAATACGACTAATATTTATTGGCAAATGAACTTTAGATTCAAAACGTCCCTTAAATACATTCGTTACCAATAAATCACGAATATCAATCATATAATTAATAATTTCCTTAGTTTTCTCAACAAGTTTAGTTTTTTGCTTAGATAATCTTTTAATAGTTGATTTTGTAAAGTTTGTTGTAACTAAAGCATCAGTAAGATCATCACCAGGAATTTGGAATCTAGCATAAATATCTTCAATAGTCATTTTTGATAATGGGAAATGTTGTGTTTCAATCTTTGTAGGGTCAATTCCATCATCGCCATATCTAAACTGAACAATTCTATTTTTACTATTTCTTACTGTCATATCATAATGAATTTTTAAATCTTCCATAGACTTAATTAATCTTCTCTGAATATAACCAGTACTACTGGTTTTAACTGCGGTATCAATCAATCCTGTTCTACCACCCATAGCGTGAAACCATAACTCTTCAGGTGTTAGACCGCCAATAAATGAACTTTCTACAAATCCTCTAGCTTCTGGCGAATCATTATATTTTGAAAAGTGAGGAAGCGTTCTATTTTCAAAACCATATGGAATTCTCTTACCATCTACATTTTGCTGTCCTAGACAAGAAATCATTTGAGCAATATTAAGCGTAGAACCCTTAGAACCAGCATTAACCATAATAACAAACCTATTATCAGCACCTAAACTATTTCTTCCGATTTTACCAGCTTCTTCACTACCTTGATTCAGAATAGAATTAACACGGGTTTCAAATTCTATTTCATTACTTTTACCAGTATTATTTTCAAATACACCAATATGTGTTTGATCAATAAGACTTTTTACTTCATTTTTCTTTTTTGTAATAGAAGCTCTGATTTTATTATTAGTTGTCATATTTGAAATCAAATCACTAATACCCACGCTATATGAAGTTAATTTCATATATTCTGTAACAATATCCTGTAATGCATTAATAAATTTAGCAGCTTTTTTATGTCCAAAATCATTAAATATTGATTGTAAAAGACCATTTGAGCCAGAACCGAAAACTCCCTTATTTAATTGCCCACGTTTAAAAGTTCCATTTACAATTTCAATAATATTATTTGAAACTTTCTTATCCTCATTAGCACCTAATCTACCATTTGAAAATTTAGCAGTAAATGGTGGTAATATCTGCGAAAGTAACTCAAAACTAGTTACTAATTTATCAGGATTTGAAAACAATTCAATATCAAATTCATTATGTTTCATCAACAAATTCATAGCATGTCTTGTATCAAAATTAATATCCTCTCTTGTTAATCTATATGCGGATAATAATGAATCTTGGAAAATACCAACAATTGATTTATTATTCGCTGGAGAAATAATTTGTCTACTAACTGCTGCAAGATTTTTTAATTCTGACACAGCTTCATAATCTTGTGGACCATGCATATTCATTTCATCACCATCAAAATCAGCATTATATGGTTTTGTATCTGCTACATTCATTCTAAATGTTAAGCCTTCCTTCATTACCTTTGCAATATGACACATCATACTCATTCTGTGTAGTGTAGGTTGCCTGTTAAATAAAACTGGGTCACCATCTAAAAGATGACGATGTAATGTGTCACCTGGTTCTAAATTAATAGAATTTCTATCAACATATCTTAATGAAATGGACTGACCATCTTTCCTTTCTAAAATCTTAGCACCAGGCCAATTATCAGGACCATTCCTCAATAATTTTGTCATAAACTTCAAATTACGTTTATTAATCTTTTCAGGAAATGTAATATTCTTAGCTACTTTAATGGGAACTCCGAGTTGTTCAATGCCAATACTTGCATCTGGTGTAATAACACTTCTTGACGAATAATCTACACGCTTTCCCATTAGATTACCTCTTACTCTTCCTGTTTTACCAACTAATCTTTCTTTAATTGATTTCAATGGTCTTCCTGATCTCTGTGCCACTGATGCAACACCTGGTATCCTATTATCAACCATAGTAGCAACATAATATTGTAATACAGTTGCCCAATCATCAATTACTTTAGATGCGGCATTTGCTTGTATCTTCTCCTGTAAAGTTTTATTTGCCTTAATAATATTAACTATAATATGTGAAATATCATCTTCACTTCTTTGCTGAGAATCATGTTTTACAGAAGGTCTAACAGATGGCGGTGGAACTGCTAATACCTGACAAATCATCCAATCCGGTCGTGACCACACAGGACTAAATCCTAGAAAACTAACATCATCATCACTAATTCTTCTAAAGATCTTAAGTACAGTCTCTGCTGTAAATTTCATAGTTATTTTATCTTTAACAATGCCATCATCATCTGCAATGCCATCCTTATTTGGCCATTCTGCTATAAGAGTAGAAAGACCCTCCTTATAAATTTTCTTTGGTTGCTTACAATTACAACCATTATTACAATTTTCTCCACATCGTTCTATTTTGCTAGCAATTGAAAATATCTTTTGCCAACGTTTTCTTGAATCCTTTATATCTAGTAAATATTTGTATTTCTTTTTACTAATTAGAATATTACTACATCTAATACAAACACATCTTAAAATCTTTATAATTGTATTTAAATATTGAATATAAAACACCGGTTTTGCTAATTCCATATGACCAAAATAACCTGGAGTTTTCATATAATTCAATCCATCTGTTGGGCAAATTAATCCAGGATCTAAAACACCCATCCTTGGATCAAACAAGCCACCAATAACAGGTTTATTATTTACATAAGTTTCACGTGATGTAATTTCAGCTACGGAACCGTTCCTTATTTCTTCTGGACTTAAAATACTAAATTGCACTCCTATAACTTTTGAACTTTTCATCTCAGAAATTTCACTAGGCATATTATACTAGTTATATAATATTTAGATTCTTTTTCAATTTATTTTAATTAATAAGTTTTTGAATATATAAAAAAATTGATTTAATTTATTATTTAAAAAATAGATAATAATTAAATAAAATGCCAAAAGATAAAGATAAGAAAAAAAAATATAATCTAAGGAAAAATACTAAAAAAAAGTATAAAAAAAATCAAGAATCTGATAGTGATAATTCTGATAGCGATTGGACGCCAGGTTGTGATGATGATTTTGACTTGCTAGAATATCAAAAATTTATACAAAAAATATTTCCATCTAAATCAGGAAAAGAAAGAGTAAAACAACTTAATAAAATAGATAAATTAGTTAAAAAAACTAATAAAAAAAAATCTTGCAAGAAATCTCGCAAGAAATCTAAATCAGATAGTAGCATTGAAGAAGATGAATCTTCGGAAGAGGATGAATATGAATATGATTATGATGAAGAACAGGTTGAAGATATTGTTATTAAAACAAAAAAGAAGAAAAAGAAAAAGAAAAATAAATCTTCTACAGAAGAAGAAGAAATAGATGATGATGAAGAGGATGAAAATGAAGAGGAAGAGGAAGTTGATTGGGATGGTGATTATGATGAAGAAGAGATTGAAGAACTTAAAGCTGCATTAGGAGAAAATACTAAATTCAATATTATATTTACAATTGGAAATCCTAATGGTGGTTTTGGTGAAGAAGAAGATGATACTTTTATGGATTATGATGAATACCAAGCTAAAATGTTAGAAGATAGCCCAAAAAATGAAGTCATTAAAAAAAAGAAAGAAACCAAAGAAGAAGAAACTAAACCTGATGATAGATTGTTTGAAAAAACACAAAGAGTATGGCTTAAAACACCCAAAATGAACAGAAAAAAGACTGGAACTATTAAAAAATGTTGGAAAAAATCTAATCATTATGATGTTAAATGTGATGACGAAGAATTTGGACTTGTTAAAAAAGTAAAAGCTAGATATATTCAAAAGATTGATAGTGAAGAAGCTGATATGATGAATTCTATGGAAGAAATCAAGGAATTATTTAAACTTAAACGTTCTAAAGGTTCTGATGCAGTCATGAAGAAATTGGAACAATATACTGAAGCTATGGAAAAAAAGAATAAAGTAAAGAAAGAAAAAGAAGAAGAAAAAGAAAGACATAATAATGTATTTAAATTAAGAAAACTGCTACAAAGAAAAAATCAAGTGAATGATTTTAAATTCTTTCGTTCAATGACTATTGAAAAACAAAGAAAAATTATAGATGAAGTTAAAAAAATTAATGAACATACCGAGGTAGATAAACCACATAGAATTACACTATTGGAATCTAATATACCCACTGCTTATAAAGCTAGTGCACTCAAAAAAATTAATCTTTTAAGTTATATGAACCCTGATACTGGAGAATACTTTAAAATTAAACAATGGGTTGATAATTTTATGCGTGTTCCATTTGGTAGAGTTCAAAATTTACCTATAAAATTTGATGATGGTATTGAAAAATGTAACGAATTTATGGAAAATGCAAAAAAAACTCTAGATGAATGTGTTTATGGTCTTGATGATGCTAAAATGCAAATACTACAATTTATCGGTCAATGGATTAGCAATCCAGATGCTGTTGGTAGCGCTATTGCTATTAAAGGACCACCTGGAACTGGTAAGACTACTCTTATCAAAGAAGGTATTAGTAAAATTTTACAGAGACCTTTTGCTTTCTTAGCACTTGGTGGTGCTACTGATAGTTCATTTCTTGAAGGACATTCATATACATATGAAGGTAGCCAGTGGGGTAAAATTGTTGATATCCTAATTCAGTCTAAATGTATGAATCCACTAATATTCTTTGATGAATTAGATAAAATTTCAAATACACCAAAAGGAGAAGAAATTACAGGTATTTTGACACATCTTACTGACACGACACAAAATTCTCAATTTCACGATAAATACTTCTCTAGTGTTGATTTTGATTTAAGTAAGGTTCTATTTATATTCAGTTATAATGATGAAAGTAGAGTTAATCCTATTCTTAAAGATAGAATGTATAGAATTCATACTGATGGATATAAAAATCCACAAAAACTAGTAATTGCAAAACAATATCTTATTCCTAAGATTGAAAAAAGTGTTAACTTTGAAAAAGACCAGATTATTATTAATGATGAAATATTGAATCATATTATTGATAATTTCACTGAAGGTGAAAAGGGTGTAAGAAATCTTAAAAGATGTCTTGAAATTATATTTACTAAACTAAATTTGTATAGATTAATGAAATCTGATACAAAGTTATTTGATAATAAGGAAGTATTAAAGGTGGAATTCCCATATACAGTTAAACAAGATGATTTGAAGAAACTTATTAAAAAGGGTGAAGAATCTAGTGTTCCGTTTGGTATGTATGTTTAACTTTTCAAAACTAGTTTAAAAAATTAATTTTTTTTCTTATTTTATTCTTTAATTCATCAATCCATTTTGGTATAACCACATCATTCCATATCCATATACCGTTTGCCATTCTTGTGAGATTATTTCCCATTTTATTTTTTTTTAAATGTTGTAATGTGTCTTTAAACCAATACCAATGTATAGGACATATATTTCCATTATTTATATTTCTTAAATTACATTTGCGACATTTTGTTTGATAAAAAATTAATTTTAATTCATAGTTTACTTTATCTATCATATCATAAAATAAACCTTCATATTCATATATTTTAATCCATAGTTCAGGTGGCAAAATGATATTCATAAAATATTAATTTATTTTATTTTATTTCTTTTTTCTTTTTCTTCTTTTTTTTGTTTTCTTTTTCCTGGCAGTTCTTTTTCTCGATATTGTCTTTTTCATAGTATTCATTTTTTTTAATAAATGATCTATTGTAAATTCAATTTCTTCTTTTTCTTCTGGATTTGGTATATCTCTTATTTTAGTTTTTAATGTTTCTATTTTAGTATTCAGATTTTTTATTTTATTAGTGAGTATATCATATCTCTTCCTTTTTCCAGAACCTCGTTTCTTTTTTCTACCACCAAAATAAAATGAACTTTCCTTTGATTCACCGGCTCCGCCTGCTCCACTAGCAGCTGAATCTCTATAAAATACATCTTTAAGGGGAAAATTCATATTTAACATTCTCTCATCTCTCATTCTTGTTATATTCAATATCTTAATTTTGGTATTACCTCCAGCAACATTTCCAAACATACCTTTATTAGCAGCAGTTAAAATATCTTGTCCTAACTTCACATTAAATATGAGTTTTTCTAACCATACCTTTATAGGTATAATATCACAATTAAAATCTCTATAACTACAAGATTGTTCTTCTAAAATATATAAACCATCTGTTGTATAGTTTTCTCTATCTTCTATATCATCATCTAATCTGCCAATAACAGTAGCATGAACATGACCATCATAATTTCCAATAGTAATATATGCCATTTTTCCTGGTAAAATATTTTCAACAAATTTATTTATAATTGCATCTATTTTTGCTGGAGCTGAATAAGCAAGCCCACCTACTTTAAAAATTTTATTTTCTATTTCTAAAGACCATAAATCCTCAAACCTGGCTGTTATATAACTACATACAAAATGAAATCCACTACCAAACATAGTTAAATCCTCGTGTATTGATTCTATGGGATATTTTCTAGCTGAACTATTCAGAACAGAACCGTTTTCATCCAGTTTTACATCATCACCATAAATAAATTTATGCCATAATAAAAGATGACCTTTTGATTGAGGATCTTTATCAGAAATAAATAATCCATCTTGAATTTTTTTTGAAATTTGATCCCATAAACCTTTTTTTTTTAAATATAATTCACATAGTATCATTTTTACTAATAATATTACAGTATGTTCGTTAATTCCTGCATGTCTTTTTCCTTCGTGCTCAGCTTTTGCTTTTGACGCTAAATATATTTTTGACGCATTTTTTATAACCTCGGTTTCACCAAACATAACATATAAAGAAACTAAAGTACAATCCGTCGCACAACTAGCTTGTTTCCAACAAGTACCTGGTCTAAGAGATAATGGGCGTAATTCGCACGGAGGATTAGTGCAATAATGGGCTGACCTTCCTGGATGTGTTATATCACAAAGATGTTTCATTGTAGCAGGTCTTGAGGATAAATTAATACGAATACCACCTTTTTGTTTTTTTCTAGTTTTTTTTTTATTTCTTTTATTAGTTTTTTTATTAACCATATATATTTACATTAGATTTTAGAAGATGTTTTGGAGTATCCAATAATAATTTTAATGTTTCCATTTTGAAATTTTTATCAACAAATGAATATGTACTTATTAATGCAGTACCATTATTATAGTTATTAGATAACTGAGAATTAGAGAAAACTTCAATCCTATATGTTTCATAGTTTAAATTATCATAGTATTTTATAGATGTGTTTGAAGACCAATAGTAATAAGGATAATGATATCTTATAATTTCACTTAAATAATTTACTGATAATTTTTTCCAATTCCAATAATTATTCCAATTAAAATATAATGGTCTAGAACCATCAACAAACTCTAAAATTTTATGTATAACTAAATCAGGTAAATTCATAAATAGTATTATTTTAATAAATAATATTATTATTAAGTAATTTTTACAATACTACCGACCTCTTCCTGCAACACGTCTACGTCTAAAATAATAATAAGAACCACAACCTCTAAATCCTAAACTCATCCCAGCAGTCTTTCCACGACCACTTGTTTTTTTAGCTCCACCACAAGCTGAACAGGGCATTATATATAGATACTAACATAATTATTTTTTTTGTAAGCAGGTTTAATATTTATCTCAACATCAAATAATTTATTAAATTTATAACATTTTAATAATAATAAATGGTCATTTTCTAAATGTTCATAACAATTGTTAATTCTATTTCTCTGTATAAAATTAATTATTCTATCTTGAACATAAAATTCAGGTATTCTATTATAAATCCTAGGTTTATAAGATAAGCAATTTGCTTGAATAAAAAGTAATAAAATAGAAAATACAAATAACATTTAATGTAAAAAGAAATATAATTTTAAATCATTTAAATATAAGCTAGTTAAAAACTATATGTCCAAATCAGAAGACGACCAAGAAGAAAATGAAATAAATTATGATTCAATTTCAGCATTAGATTTAATTATAGAACATAAGGCAATATTAGAAAGAGATATATGGTCATTGAATTATAAAATAGATGAGCGCAAGGAATTATTAGAAAAGATGAATCAATATATTCAGAATAATTGTGAACACGAATATACTATAGATTATATTGATTCTATGAAAAATTATAGCAAAGGTAGTCAAAAAATAATATATTGTACAAAATGTGAAATAGTTAAACCAATTAAGCCAACGACCTTATACACATTGAATAGTAAAGGCGATTAATAAAATACATTAAAAATGGTTGTGTAAGAACTAAATAAATAGTAGTGAATGACATAGATTTTTTCTTAGAGAATAAATTAGCAACTACTGAGAGAAATGAAAAAGCAAAAATGGAGAAAAATATAATTGATAAATAATAAAAATAGACACAATAGCCTTTATCTAAGGGACCGAAAAGATATTCCATAGTTGGAATCATTTTATAATATAAATATATATATTAAAATTTACATTATAATACATTCAGCTTTTGGAACGTGAAAACATTTGCTTTCTTTATCTTTTGAATTACAAAAAATACAAACACCATTCTTAAAATTATGTATTGAACAACTTTTTCTTGGATAATTAAATCTATCAGGTAATCTAAAATGTACACCACATTTCATACAGTGTGAAAATTTGGGATTTAACTTTACATAATTTTTATCGTGAACACAATTATTTTTAATGCATAAGTTACCCATATTAAATTATTAAATTATTATATTAAGAAGTTTTTAATTAAAACTCACCAATAATTCTATTACCTGCTCTAGAATTTAAATATTTACTTTGTTCAGCTGTTAAACCAACACAACCAGTGCTTTTACTATAACTTGATGGGCAATGAGTATGTGTTCCTTTATTTTCTTTAAAAAAGAATAATGTTCCATTAAGAGGAACTTCTGTTCCATTAATTACAGTTTCTCCTAAATCAGTTGTTGGTTTTTGTTCTCCATCCCAAGAACCTTTAACTCCATCCCCCATTTTATAATCTAACGTTGCTTCACCGAGAGATTTTGCAACTTGGAATGCTTCTATAAAATTTAATTTTGAACAACTACAAATTAAATGTCCAGATAACACCAAGTACAAAACAAGCATTAATATAAGCAATTCAACTCTGAAAGTAAAACCAAATAACTTTAATTTCATATATATTTTATAAATATAAAATTAAATTGAATGTACAAATTTTTTACTTTCCCATATAATAGGTTCTAATAATCCGTTATAGTCATAAAATCTAATACCATTCATTATAAAAAATTTGTTATTTGTTACAATATGGTATAAATAATTTATATTATCTACAGATTCTCCATAAAAATCTAATGTGCATAATTTGCCAAGTTTATTATCGCTTATTCTTATATTTGGGCCTCCAACAAATTTAAAATCACCGAAACTGTATGCTCTAACGCCATTTATACTCCTTGCATCAATTTTAACAATAGCAAAAACCCTTTCACCATATTTTAATTGATCATTCGGTTCTAAATCTTTTATATTAACTACTCTTCCATCTTCTAGTTCTATTTTAGTAGAACCAATAAACCCGCCATCTAAATATTTATGTATTAATTCCGTTTTGAATTCATTTGTTATATATTTTCTTGTTGAATATTTTAGTTTTTCAATATCTAATGAATCTACTTCATCCCAATCCATAAATGTAAAATTATCTATTTCTATAATTTTATTAGACGTATTGAGACAATAAATATAGTTTTTATTATAATTATTAATTTCTATAGCTTTAGGATGTTCTTTAACATTAATCCAACCAAATTGTTTATATTTAACTTTATGTTCACCGGTAACAATAATATCATTTAATTTATACATTATAGTATTTGTATTTGCAATTTTAAATATAGCAGTAATCGTAGAACCATTTTCTAAAATATCGCCTGGGTTTATGTTTTTCATTTTTTTAGTGCCTTTTTTTAAGTTAACAATAGTATTTTCATCAAAACATCCTCCTTCTGGTTCATTAGGCATATCATTATCTGTTGTTAAATTCATTACTCTTCCTAAAGATAACGCTAAAGCTGCAAAAGGAATTGAAACTAGTAAAAATAAAGCAGTCATAGTACCTGCTGCAGCCCAAGTCCAAGGAAAAATCCACATAATAATAATCAGAGCAGCCAAAATAATTAATATTTTAATAATGATCTCTAAAAATGCTCCCATAAATGATTTTAATGCCATATATGATGCAACTAAGGTATATAATGCTGTTAGCATTACAGCTTTCACCTTATCAAATATTACATTTACATTTATTAATATTTTTCTTAATTGCGTCATAACATTTAATATACGACCCATTATATCGGATATAATTCCTAGCATTGTAAGTCTTATAAAATTAAAAATTTCTCTTAATTTTTGTAACTGATTCATTAAAGAAGTAAATAATTTAGTTAATAGGGAACTTGTATATTTTAAAGGCAATGTTGAAGTATCAACTACTTTTCCCAAAATCATAGAAATGCAGTATGAAAAATTTTCACCTGTGAATTCAAAAATAGTTTTTCCTGGTTGGGGATTTATTAAACCTGCAAACGGCAAAACATATGGCTTACATTTATTTTCAGCCCAATTTGCCTTTAAAGGTTTAATATTAGATTGTATATAAAAATATGATAATATAATAAATACAACTATAATGGTTAAAAATGTAATAACAACCGACCCTCCATATTTATCTAAATAACCTTTTTTTTCATAAATATTTTTGATATAATCTTGCATATTATCTTATATAATATATTGATAATATTCAAATAAATATAATTTAATCTTCCCAATCCCAAAAAGTATATTCTCCAATAGGAATTAGATGATCACTTGTAACTAAACAGCTATAAACATCCGAAGTTTTATCACTTAGTTCAGATTTATCATAATCACAAACATCCATAAAAACATTTGTATCCGGATTGCTTATTTTATGAGAACCAGTAACATAAATATAGTCTTTTAATTTTTCACTATAAATTTTATAATATTTTTCATCTTTATTTGCTTTAATTCTTAATACTGCTAAAACTTCACTACCATTTTCTAAAATACTTCCTAATTCAATGTCTTTCATAGCTATCATTTGTCCTGATTTTAATTTAAGTTTAGTTTTTGGATCAAAACAAAGAGCCCGCATAATCTCTCCTACAGGTCCATTCCATAAACTCATCCCTAGTTGCATTTGTCCTTGAATTAAATAAGCAATTACCGCAGCAATTCCAAATAATTTCATAACTAAAAATTTTAATCCTATAATTATTTTTTTAAATTGAATTAATAGGTTAATAAAAATAGAAAATATATCAAATGTTAAATTACCTAAAGTATCTCTTAAATAATTTTGCAGTTCTCTAAGTTCCTGTAAACCATTTGTTAAAAGACCTCCCAATTTCCCAGTCATATAAGCGGTGTATTTTAAAGGCAATAGAAAATATCCCATCATATTTTTCTGCATAGAAGCAATGCAACCAACAAAATTTGTTACAGGATTTTTGTCAAACATAGATGCCAAAGGCATAATCATTGGATTACATTTATATTCAGGCCAATTATTTTTAATCTTTTCAATTCCTATTAATAAAATACTTACAAAATATAACGTTATAAAGAATAGAAAAATTATAACAGTTAGACTAATATCTCTAAATCTCATACTAAAATATAATGTTATTTTAATTAATTTTAAATAACATTATTTTAAAACAAACCTTTAAAAATATTTTTATTACAACTACTACAATTACCTCCACCTCTTATCTTTTTATGTTTTCTTTTGGTTTTTCTTCTCTTGCTTTTTCTTTTGCTTTTTCTCTTGCTTTTTCTTTTGCTTTTTCTTTTGCTTTTTCTTTTGCTTTTTCTCTTGCTTTTTCTCTTGCTTTTTCTTCTGCTTTTTCTTTTGCTTTTTCTTTTGCTTTTTCTCTTGCTTTTTCTCTTGCTTTTTCTTCTGCTTTTTCTCCTTTTTCTTCGTCTTCCTCCTTTTACAGGTTGTGGTGTTGGAACTGGACCTGTTTTAGTATCAGCACCGGCTTGTTCTAATGTATTACCTAAATCTGTCATTGGGCCACCTTGTTTTTCACTCATAGATACAATAGGTGGTAATATTTTTACTTTTTGAGGAGTAGGAGGCCCACCACCAACCATAGCTAAATCAGCAGATCTTTCTTGACTTTCTTTCATTTCATTCATTGCTGAACTCATTGTAGTAGGTGAATTTATTTCAAAACCATTAACGCCATCATTATCAACTTTGGGTCTGCCCATTTATATTATAAAGAGAAATTATAATATAAACGAAAAAAAAAATAAATAATATATAATGGATGAAAGCCAACGTTTAAACTTAGAAGAAATGTTAAAACATTCTGATGTTGAAGATAATACAGATAAAATTAGGAAACTTAAACATAGTTCAAAAATTAAAGAGGATGTTGAAACCTATATAAAATTAAATAAGAAATACGAACGTATGAAGAAAAACAATAAAAAAATTTTCAACCAAATGATGATAACACATATGAATTTCTTATGGACAAACTATACTAATATTTTTAATAGATTAATTAAGGATGAATTAGATTTAAAAATATTATCAAAGTTTATTAGCGTTTTATCATTGGTGGAAGATGGTAAGTTGAATCAACACGATGCATCAGTACAAATTGGTGAAATATTAAAAAGTTTATATATTGATAGTGCAGTAAAAAGACAGGAAAAGGTAGATAAAAGAAATGATAAAATTTCTAAAAAAGAAAAAATTATTAAGCCTAAAAAAAATATATCTTGGGCAGATTATAAAGCTAGATTAAATTGATTAAATAATTTAAACATATTAGAACTATAAATAAATATGAAATTAGTTATAGTTGAATCTCCAGCTAAATGTAAAAAGATAGAATCCTTTTTAGGAAATGAATATAAATGTCTAGCAAGTTTTGGACATATTAGAGAGCTTACAAATGGATTAAAATGTATTGATATTCAAAATAATTTCGAACCAACTTTTACAATTATGGAAAGTAAAACTAGAAATATTAAGACATTAAAAAAATTTATAAAAAAGGCTGATGAAATTATAATAGCTACGGATGATGATAGAGAAGGAGAAGCTATTGGTTGGCATATATGTAAAACATTTAATTTACCAACTCAAACAACAAAAAGAATTATATTTCGTGAAATAACTAAATCTGCTGTAAAAAAAGCTATTACAAATCCAGGCATATTAAATATGCAAAAAATATATGCACAACTTGCAAGACAAATATTAGATAGACTAGTAGGATTTATAGTATCACCACAGTTATGGAAAAGTATTAGTAGAAATACTAAGCAAAAATTATCTGCTGGTAGATGTCAAAGTCCAGCATTAAAAATTATATATGATAATCAAACACTAATTGATAATACACCCGGAGTAAAAGTTTATAATACAAAGGGAAATTTTACAAAACATAATCTAGATTTTGCATTAAATAAAGAAATATTAAATCAGGAAGATATGGTAGATTTTCTAGAAGAATCCGTTAAATTTGAACACAAAGTTAAAAAGGTAAACGAGTTAACTAACAAAAGAAAAATTCCACCATCACCATTAACTACAAGTAAATTACAACAAAGATCCTCAAATATATTACATATGTCACCAAAACAAACAATGATGACGGCGCAAAAACTATATGAAGCAGGATATATCACATATATGAGAACAGATTCGACAACATATAGTAAGGAATTTATAGAAAAAAGTAAACATTTTATTATTAGCGAATGGGGTAAAGAATATATTAATAAAAATATAAATAATTTATCATTAAGAAAGGGTAAAGGACAAGAAGCGCACGAAGCAATAAGACCAACAAAAGTTTTAAAAAGAGAGCTTCCAGCAAATACAGATACTAGACAAAAAAGATTATATGAATTAATATGGAAAAATACTGTTGAAAGTTGTATGGCAGATTCATTATATAATTTAATTCAGATAAGTTTACTTGCACCAAAAAAATATAAATATAATTATTCAGAACAAAAAGTAATATTTCCTGGTTGGTTAATATTAGAAGATTACAATAAAAATAATGAACTATATTCATTTATAAAAACACAATTGATAGGAGATATTTTACCATATAATAAAATATATAGTGAGTTTACATTGAAAAATATTAAAACACATTTTACAGAAGCAAGGTTAGTTCAGCAGTTAGAAGAAAAGGGAATAGGTAGACCATCAACGTTTTCAGGGTTAGTATCAAAAATATTAGAAAGAGGATATGTAAAAAAGATGGACATAGAGGGTAAAAAATTAGAATATAAAGATTTTGAATTGAAGGAGGATGAAATAAGTGAAATAAGTGGTAGTAAAATATTTGGTAATGAAAAAAATAAACTAAAAATCCAACCTATAGGTATAATTGTTTGTGAGTTTCTTTATAAAAATTATGATAATTTATTTAACTTTGAATATACAAGTAAAATGGAAAATTCACTAGATATAATTAGTAAAGGAGAAAAAATTTGGTATGATTTATGCAGTGAATGTTATAGTGAATTAAAAAAATTAACTAATGGCATTGATAATAAAAGAGAAGTAATAAAAATAGATGAAAACCATACCTATATGATTGCAAAATATGGTCCAGTAATCAAGTATGAAAAAGATGGAGAAACAAAATTTATGGGAATAAGGGATGATGTAGATATAAATTTATTAAGACAAGGTAAATATAAATTAAAAGATATAATGAAAGATGATAATTTTAGCGGTAAAAATTTAGGTAATTTTAAAAATTTAAGTGTAATATTAAAAAAGGGGAAGTATGGGCTTTATATAAATTGGAATAATAAGAATTATTCAATAAAGCATATAAAAAAAACTGAAAAAAATATAAAGCTCGAAGATGTTTTAGATGTTTTATTGGGGGAAAAAGTAATAAGTTCAAATATAATTAAAGAGGTAACAGATGAAATATCAGTGAGAAAGGGTAAATATGGTCCTTATTTATTTTACAAAACAAAAACTATGAAAAAACCGAAATTTATAAATTTAAAAGGGAAAGAATGGCGCGATGCTTCACAAAAAGTATTTGAAAGTTGGGTAAAAAGTGAAGTACAATAAAATATAATATTATAATATATTAATGCCAAGAGGTAAAAAAAGATATAGAAAAAAGAGAATACAAAAAGGAGGTGGTGAAATGACTGAAACTGCATTACAAAGAAAAGAAATACATAGCGATGGTGGTATGTCATTAATTCCCAAAAATGATAAAGTTAATAAAAATAGAAAAAAATTAAAGGAACTTACAGGAAAGGCAAGTTCTTTTATAATGAATTTAGGTTTTCATGGTATGGTTTTAATTGCGGGCTTTATAACCGCTGTAATATTTTTCATAATAGCATTAACTAAAATTGATTCTGGTGATTCATCACAGGATTTGATGACTACATATATTATTTTACTAACAATGACTATATTAATGTTCGGATTTTATATTAGCATATTATTAAAAAAAACAGATGGACTAAAACAAATATCTGCTCTTATATCCCCTGCGTTTAGTGTTATAGCCTCTTTGGCATTTGTACTTAGTTTAAATACTGATTTTGGTTCACAGTTATCAATAATATTAAAATATGTTCCAGCAATTAATGCTGCAAATATATTATTAGCAGCAGCTAGTTTATATCAAGTAAATTTGTTATGGAAATTTTTTGAATCTTGGAAAAAGGGTGGAATGAATACTATTACTGGAAAAACAATTGGAATGTTCGTATTTTTATTTATACTAATATTTGGATTAACAGTAACAGTAAAAACAAAAATTCGGGCGTATACTACATCTTGTAAAGATTAATTATTATTTACTAAAAATCTGAATGTTAATCCACATTCTTTATCACTAGTCCATATACCGGATATTTTTAGTAAAATATTTAATTTTTTTAATTTTCCTTTTTGAATTTTATTATCAGAAAAAATTTTAATATATTCGTTTCTTAATTGGTCATCAATTCTAAATACTGGTTTTAAATTGTAATTAAAATTAAAATCACTAATTATTTTTTGTTCTAATTTTTTAATAAAATATAAAATTTCTTTATTTTTATTTTTACAAAATGTGCATTTAATTCTATTAAAATAATTTTCAACAGATACATCTAATAGGTCAAATAAAAAAAGAAACCCATTTGATGTAAAATAACTATCAGAGTAATACATTTTATAAAAATATCCATTACTTAAAACATTATTTTTTATTTTTTGAGAAAATATTATACTATTTGGTTTATAAGTTTTATTATCAATACATAAAAACATAATTATAATATAATGTAATTTTATATTTAAGTCAAGATTCTTTATTCTCTGTTTAATAAAATATATAGTGATAAAATATTTAAAACTGTTAAATCATTTAAATTATCTAATTTTTTTATTATATTTTCACATTTTTTTATAGAATTTAAAAATTCTTTTTTTTTATGTTTGAGATAGAAAACCCATAAATTGCTGAGATTCGGGTGTGTCTCTTTTTTTTCATTTAAAGAATTAACAATATTTTCATAAACAGTATCCATATAAATAATTATTTTGAATATTTAAGTTATTAAACAGATAATTTATATATATATATTAATGAAATTTTGCGAAACAAAGTTTGAAGAATATATTAAAAAATTTAAACAAAATAATTTGCATCCAGAATTAGAAGATATATATAGTGGTTTACCAAATACTATTACTGAACATCCTAATTTAGTTTTCTATGGACCTAGCGGAATTGGTAAATATACACAGGCTTTACAATATATATCAAATTTTAGTCCAACTAAATTAAAATATGAGAGAAAAACTACAATAAATGCACAAAAAAATAAAGAATTCATATTTAAAATAAGTGATATACATTATGAAGTAAATATGGAAATTTTAGGTTGTAATGCAAAAATATTATGGAACCATATATATTGTAATATAATTGATATGATTAATTCATCACAACAATTACAGGGATTTATTATGTGTAAAAACTTTCATGCAATCCATAGTGAATTATTAGAAAATTTCCATACATATATGCAGACATTATGTGATAAAAAAATAAAAATATGTTTTATAATCTTATCAGAACAAGTAAGTTTTCTCCCTAAAAATATATTAGATAGATGTTATATTATAAACATCAAAAGACCATCAAAAGCTTTATATGAAAAATGTGCTGGTAAAAAAATCAAAAAGAAAAAAAAAGAAATTAATAATATTAAATTAGCAAAAACTTATTCTAATATAAACTTAAATTATAGTGACAAATTTATAGACAATATTATATTTCATCTAACAGAAGAAGAAAATATTAATTTTATGGAATTCAGAGAAAATATATATAAAATAATTGTTTTTAATATCGATATCTTTGAGTGTATATATAAAATAATTTTAAGATTAAATGATATGAAAAAAATAAAAAATAAAAATATTGTTAGCATATTAAAGCATTTATTTATATTTTTTAGAAGATATAATAATAATTATAGACCCATATATCATGTTGAATTATTTTTATTAAACGTTTATATTGAGATAAATAATTAAGATTATATTTTAATTATTCTCTCTGTTTTTAGGGAGAATAATCCAATATTAAATTAAATTATATTATGATTCATTTTCTTTTTTTTTTTGAACTGATTTTGACATATCTAATATTGTATTCCATAGTAGGTGTATATACCTATCATCCATTTTAAATGGATTAGTAATGCTTTTATTTTTCATATTATTATTTTGTTCTATAATTTTATTTATTATTTCTTTCTCCCTATTTTCATCAAGGATATTGATTTTATTTATTCTTTTTATTTCACCAATTTTATTTGATAATATTATCCTTTCTCTTAGATAAAATAATATCTGTGCATCAATATAATCAATTTGTTCTCTATAACTATTAATTTGTGATGTCATTTATCTTATATTTTATTCATTTAAAATTATATTTATATATAAATTTAAATGAATTATTATAGCGCTTGTGAGATTCTAGGATTAAATTTAAAGTATAATAATAATAAATTAAAATCAGCTTATTATAAGGCAGCATTAAAATATCATCCAGATAAATGTAAAGATGAAAATGCAGCGGAAAATTTTAAAAAAATAAAATCTGCATATGAATATTTAAATAAACATAAAAATTATCAACCTGTTAAGGATTATTCTAATTATAAGATTATTATTAAGGATGCAATTAAAATACTTATTCCAGGAATAAATTGGGATGATACATTTATTGATAGTACTATACACGGCATTATTAATGGTTGTCATAATATATCATTAAAAATATTTCAAAAATTATCAAAGGATAAACAGATGGAAATATATTTATTTCTCTCTAATTATTCTGATATTTTTAAAATAGATAAAAATACATTAGATAATATGTTAGAGATAATTAAAGGTAAATTTAAGAATGATAATATAATTATATTAAATCCAAATATAGATGATTTATTAAATTCAACTATATACAAACTAGAATTTTCCATAAAAACATTTTATATACCTTTATGGTGGAGAGAATTAACCTATGATTTATCTGGTAGCGATATTATAGTTCAGTGTGAACCAGAATTAGAATCACATATAACAATAGATGATAATAATAATATTATATGTAAATTTGAAGGAAGTATTAAAGAAGTATTTAAAAATAAATGCGTTAAAATTAAGTTGGGAAGTAAAATTTTAACAATACCCGCTGAGGAATTAAAAATAAAAGATTATCAAACTTATGTATTTAGAAATCAAGGTATAAGTTTAGAAAATGAAAAAGATATTTACAACACAGAGAGAAAATCAAATATATATGTTGATATTCATTTTTTCTAATTATAATATATATATGTCAGAAAATAGACTAACAAAAAAAGACATGAAACAAATGCAAAAAGAATGGGATGAAATTGATAAAGCTGAAGCAGCTTCTTCTTCAGCAGCAGCAGCACCAGCTGCTTCTGTAGGAGGAATGGGTGGAGAAGCTGTTGGTATGAATGATTTAACTTGGACACCACAGTCCTCGCCACCGCCAGGACACAAAGATGATGCAATAGCAAAAGAAATATGGAGATTAAATAAAATATTATATGGAGAAAAAATAAAAACACCATCAGCATCTGCACAACGTAATAAACGTGGTAGACAACCTGTTGCAGGTCAGGACAAAGGATCTGCTGATGCTAATATGGCATCTGCTTATCTAATGAATAAAGAGAGGCGACCGCCAGCAGCAGCTGCTGCGTTAGGCGACGATGTCCCCCAAGCAATAAAACTTACAAGAAGAGCAAAGAAATTTAAAGGAAAAATAATAGGAGGTAAAAGAAAAACTCGCAACAAGAGAAGAAAAAAGAGAAAAACAAAAAAGAAAAGTAAACGTAAAAAAAGAAAAAAAAGAAAAACCAGAAGAAAACAAAAAGGAGGAAGTAATATTAATTTTAAGCAAAAATTATTAATTAAAATTAAAGAAAATAAAACAGAATTAAAAAATCTTTTCAATAACTCTATGAAAAGATATTATAGAGGGAAAAAAGTAATAAAATTTGAAGATTTGACAAACATAGTAGAAAATATGGACGAAAAAAAATTAATAATGTATGCTGAAAAAATTGGAAAACTAATAAAAGAAAAAGACAATACAAAAAACAAGTTAGGAAAAAATCTAAGAGGTGGTAATCCAGAAGTGTTATTTATATTTTTGGGGATTAATAGTATATGTGCTATATTTGCACTGTTATTTTACATTATGTATAATCTAGTTTTCCCTGACGAAGTTGCATCTTTATATTTATTTATAGCAGGAGGACAAGAAGGTATAAGAAATAGACATCCAAACTTAACAGATGAACAAATAGAAACTAGAATTGAAGAAAAAAGTAAAGAATTTCAAGCATTTCTAGCTTTTACAAATTTTATTGCTTGTATGTTAGGCGCATTTAGTTTAATATACCAAATGTCGAACGAACCACCACAGCGAAGTTATAATCATATATTTGATTTTTCACTTATGTTAGAAGATTCTGGGCAAGCATTATAAGTTTTTGAATAATGAAAAGAAAAAAATTACCAGCAGTGGGGTTCGAACCCACGAAGCATACGCAGCAGATCTTAAGTCTGCCCCCTTTGACCACTCGGGAATACTGGTATTTATATTTTATAAATTTTATATTTTACATAATTTATATAATCTATTTAATTAGTGCTCAACAACAACCTTCTTACGGCGAACAATCTTCTTCTTTTTCTTAGGCTTTTCCTCAACTTCCTCTTCAACTTCAGCGGCTACCTTAGCAGCAATATCATCATCATCATCATCATCATCATCAAACGTTGGCTGGGTATGCTCCTTCTCAAAATCATCATCTTCACCATCTTCCTCTTGCAGAGCAAGTCGCTCTTCATCAGCTTCATCATCACTATCTGGAAGAACTGCACAAATACCAGAACCAACAAGATTCTGTGGAGGACGAACATTAGCCTGCTGTAGCCTCCAGCTACAACTAATACGACCAGCTGCAATATAAAGTCCACCACAAGTCATAATACCCTTTACCCAAGACTTAGACGGCACAAGGTCAACAGGAGTCTTACTTCCTTGGATTGTCTGTGCAACCTCAGGAGAAACCCTAGAACGGAAAGTTGGTTGTCCAGTCATATCAAAGAGGTCAACGGACCATTCACCATTATAACATCCTAGCTTAACCTTAAGGCTAGGGTCAGAAGTGAGGTCAGGTTCACCAGTATTCTTATCCTTACGATACTTAACCATAGGCCACCACATAGCCTCTGCAACCTCACGAATAATCTTCTTACGACCAAACCACTTAGAAGAATTAGTGACAGAATCACTAATAAGCTTACTTTGTAGCTTGACCATAATATCTAGAAACTTCTTACTGGATGAATTACTCTTATCAAACTGAAGTGAAATATCAAACTTATCAGGTGCCCCATTCTCACCCTCCCACTTATTAACACCCCAAGTAAATGTAAGGGGAAACTGAAGATTGATAGCCCGTCCACCGGACATAATCTTAATAGACTTACCACCACGTGCCCCAATCTGGGGGTCACTGTAGGTGATAGTGTCAACGTCAAAGTTCTTTGCTTTAATAATCTGTGTAGTGCTCATTTCTTTATCTTATAATTTATTATATCGTGATTATTTTTAAATCAATTTTTTTAACCTTAATAAGTTATTGACACGTGAATTCGTGTCAAATCTAAAATACAATATTAATAAACTATTTAAACTAAAAAATATAATATTAATATATATATGTCAAAAAGTAAGTCCCCAAAAAGCTATCTACATAATCGTTTATATGATAATATCGAACATTTAAAAAAAAAGAAAAGATGTAAGGTAAAGGAAAATGATTTTACAATATTAGAATTTAGTGAATATGAGAATTTAATTAATTACAATTATAATGTGAGCCAGTTAAAAAGGATAGCAAGAAATTATAAACAAAAAATTAGCGGCAATAAAAAAGAATTAATATTTAGATTATATAATTTTTTAAAGTATTCCTTTTATGCTACTATAATTCAGTCTAGATTTAGAGGATATATAAATAGGCTAGTATATAGCAATATAAATAAAGCAGAAGATTGTGTAAATGACACGGATTTTTTTACACTAGAATTATTAACGGAATTAAATAATAAAAATTTTTTTATTTTTAGAGAGAACGGATTTAATTATGGTTTTAATATAAAATCTATTTATCATTTAGTTAAACAGAAAGGTAAAGTATTGAATCCTTATACAAGAAATGAAATTCCCGAAGATATAATTAGGAAAGTAAAATCATATGTTAGAGTATCTAGTATTTTATGCCTGGATAATAATTTAAAAATAAAAAATGCGAAGGATAATTTATCAGATGAAAAAAAATTAGAATTAGATGTAATAACAGTATTTCAAAAGATAGATAATTTAAATAATATTTCAAATCCAAATTGGTTTTTATCTTTAGGGAGATTTAGATTAATTAGATTTTATAGAGAGCTAATAGATATATGGAGTTATAGATTACAAATAGAATCAGAAATAAAAAGAAATATAATTCCTCCTCATGGAAAACCTTTTCCAAGTCAACCACATTTTAATTCAATGTCATTATTTGAAACAAGAAAATTTGTATTAAGTATCATTGATAAATTTGTATCAAATGGAACTGCGGATAATTATAAAAGTTTAGGAGCGTACTACGTGTTAGGCGCATTGACTATAGTTAATCAAAATGCTGCCTACTCTATGCCGTGGCTTTTTGAATCATTTTATTATAGTCCTATGCAACAATAATTTTTTTTTGTGACGATTTTAGGTGTTAAATATATATATTTAAAAAAGGTATTTAAAAAGGAAACGCCAAAGTAGATTATAAAATGCCAAGAGCAAAGAAAACGAAGACCACTTCTAAGAAGAGCACTCCTGCTGCCCCTGTTGTTGAGAAGGTAGCACCCCCACAGCCTGTCCAGGAAGTCTCCCCTGAGGTTACAGCTGTCCAGACACTTTCTGACAGTTTTTCCGAGTTGCTTAGCCAGCTATCTGCGCTTCGCACGCAGCTTACTAGTGTAACATCTGCTGCCCGTGCTCTCCAGAAGCGTGCTGATCGCGAGCTTAAGGCTGCGCAGAAGCTTTCCAAGAAGCGCCAGCGTAAGTCTGGTAACCGTGCACCAAGTGGATTTGTCAAGCCTACCAAGATTTCCACTGAGCTTGCCACTTTCCTTGGCAAGCCACAGGGAACTGAGATGGCACGCACTGAGGTAACCCGTGAGATTAACAGTTATATTCGTGCCCACAAGCTTCAGGACCCTGCTAATGGACGCAGAATCCTTGCTGATGCCAAGCTTCGCAAGCTTCTTCGTCTTGGTAAGAATGAGGAGCTCACCTACTTTAACCTTCAGCGTTATATGAGCCCACATTTTGCTAAGAAGAACAAGCCGCTTGCAAATGCGAACTAAGCCGACATTCTTTATTTAATAAAAAATTTTTGTAATTAGATAATATTTAATATAAAATTAAACATTATCATCATCAAACAAAAGACCATTTACACGTTCTATATCCAGTCTTCTATTTTTAATTCGCATAAACTTAAATTGTTTAAGTGAATTATTATTATTTATATCATACATTTCAAATACTTTTCCTACCTCTTGTGATATTTGAATTGTAATTTTTTTTGTATTTACTAACCACTCCAAAAACTCGATCTTCATTTTTGATTTAATATATTTATTATATAACTTATAAAAGTAAAATATGTTTTTATCTGTAAAATTATAATCTGTTCCCGATAATACACACAACAGCTGAAAATTATTTTTATTTATACTAAGTTCATTTACAACATTTTCTAAACTATAAAAGTCAAACTTATGACCTGTTAAGCTAAAATTTTTCATTATGCGCTTACAACCATATGCAAACATATCTGTATCATTTGATAAACAAGCATACACTATATTTTTATTTACTAGTGCAATACATACCTCATCTGCTTCTCCTTCTGGCTGAATATATGGTAAACCACAAGCTTCTAATAATTCCTTTGCTATTACAATATCATTCAAATTTGGTCTACGAACCTGTTTCTTTAATTGTTTCATTACTTTTTTTTCTTCATCATCCATTTCTTTTGACTCTAAGTATTCTATTTTTTCAAATAATTTATGTCTTACCTCTCTACGCTTTTCAAGTGTTTTAATTTTATCATTTTTTCTTACAAAACCATCAAAGACAAATATTGGATTTATTCCATGATGTCTCAAAACAACACACATACGATATAGCTTTGATAACCAATTGTCTGATTCTCTCTTAAATAGGTGTAGATATATACTGATGTCTACACATATTTTTTTCCCTCTCAAACTTGATAAGTGTCTTTGACTTTTGTTTGCTTTTATATTAGAGTAATTTTGTTCTAGAAACTTGTTGAGAAGCTTGATGCCCATTCTAAAGTATTATTGTGCCTGTTACGTACTCACAATTATAACAGCATAAACAACTTCAATTTTTAAACACATTCTGTTTAAACTCAATTCTCTTATAATTCAATATTTGTATAAGAAAACATCATATGTTTATAACATTAAGTATTTAATTAATTTAATTCCAAGAAGGTCAACCACGACCTCTCTGACGCCTACGCCTTTTTTTTGTTTTTTTCACTCTGCCTCCTATTTTTGATCTTAAATTTGTATTTTCTTCATTCAAACGCACAACCTCTGCTTGTAAAGAAAGCATTGCATTATTTAATAACGTAATTTCCCTTTTAAAAGATGCCATCATTGCTTGTTTATCTAATCCACAAACAGCACACCTCGCACCCCCCTTTTTTTTAGTTCCTCTTCTTTTTCTTGTTTTTTTACCCATATATAATATATAAAGAAAATTATACTCGCATCTCGATAACAGACATACGTAATGTTTCTAATAAAAACTTCTTATCTTTAGAAGTCGATTTTTTACTTATTCTATCTAAAAAACTAGCCATATTATCTATATCATTTAACATACGGCTATTTCTATAATTATCTGAAATAAAATCAAAGAATGATAATGTTGTTTCTTCATTATTTTTAAATTCTAACAAATTATTATTGTTACGTTTACACCAAGAAATAAAACTTAAATCATTATATAATAATATTACTTTTGCTATATAGTAAGGAAAAACATTTGTTTTCTCTTTATATAAACATTTCCTAATCATTATACTTGAATCATCTACATTAAATAAATTTGTATAATGACAACCCATAAAATTTAATATTTTAATCATTTGGAATAATGAAAAGATCTTTTCAAACCTTAAGCAAAAATCTGCATAAACTAAAAAAGTCTTCATATCCTTTTTATCATCTAATAATCTATATGAACAAAATAAACAATTCATTAATTCAGCCCAAAATTCAGTATATGCTTCGTGCATTTCAAATTGACTCTTTATTGGAAATAATCTAAACATGCGCTCTCTAAGCTTGTTTGAATCCATTCCAGAGAAATCCAATCCTAATATATGGAAACTTTCATGAATAAAAACTTTAAAAAATTCTTCCTCTCTATAAATACAAATTTCTCCTTTTCCTGTACAAGATGTTGTGACACCTGTATTACAATTCTCAGGAGATAATACCATCAATTGACTATGAGGTAATAATTTTTTAAATGGTGTTAAAAAACAAAATATTTTTAATTCTTTTGCACACCGCTTATTACTATAAAAATTTGCAACTTTTAACCAAACTAACATCCAATGAAAATAAGTATGGTATTTTTTTAAATTATTAAAATCAGCATCGCTAAATATTGGAAAATAAATATATATCATTCTACTATCTATTTTTACATTACATTCAATATAACCCTTAGTATTTTCTTTAACATATTTTCTTGCTGTCTTCATTACATATGTTGATTCCATATGAGATGTCATTGGCATTTCTGAATATTTTGCTTCTTTAAGTAAAATTTTTATTTTTCCAGATTTATTTAATAACTTTACAAACTTATCTGCTCTCAAAATATCGTTATATAAAGTTCTTAACATACTATCCAAATTTTTTTGTTTATGTGCTGTTTTTTTAATTATAAAACTATCAAAATCATCAAAATTATCCATAAAAAATTTCATTAGTTTTTCTGAATTTACTGAAAACAACATCTTATTTTATATATAATAATATTGTTTTAATATTATTATATTTATTTATTTCCTAAGATTTCTTCTTACTCTCATAGTATCATAAAACACAATTGGAGGACTTGCTCTAACAAAATGTTGTAACTTTGCATTTCCTGTATATAGCAATACTCTTTTTGCTAATGGGTTTTGTTCATATTTTGCTTTCTGTGCACGCTCCATTTCTACCTCATTTCTTTTACTTGTAAAGAAATCCTCATCCATTACAACTTCTTTTGGTCTTATTCTTTTCCCCTTGAATTTACCTGTTTTGCCTCCTGCACCTTTTGCCAAAGCTGGATCTTTTGATATTTCTTCACCACCTTCATTAAGTGTAAATGTTAAATAAAATTCAGGATTCCCTCTTTTAAATTTACTTGCATGATAAAAGTGTTCAACACTATTCCAACGATGTCCATCCAATTCAAATGGAGCAATATAGAAATTCGATAATACTTTTCTCCAATCTGGTATTCCATCTAATTCTTTATATAATCCTACATCTGAAGCAGGTATTTTTTCACCCGAGCCCTTACCAGGTGCCCTATCTGCAGATTTACTATAAAACTGAAATACTGTATTTTCATCATATGTAACATCAGACATTTTTGATTCACCTTCTTCTTCTTCATTAATTCCCATTTGTTCTGATCTTTCTGATTTCAATTTTATAAATTTTGGTATTTTAATATAAACTCCTCCCTGTTTTTCCATACATTTATCTACAATCATTTGTTTGATATCCCAAGGTATTGTCTCAAACGTAAATATCCTCTTTCCATCATAAGTTATTAATTTATAATGATTTCCTGTATGCACCATTAATAAATAATATTTAGGTCTAAATATTTGTATGCTATCATCTACAAAACTACTACATAACAATACATTATCTGTATCTTTACTTCTATAATTATCAGATGACATAATTATTACTTTAATATTTAAAAACATTTCTATTAAATTTATACTCCATACCTCAGCCCAGAATGCACAAGTTTTTATAATATCTTTAAAATCCTGCAAATTTTTCACCTTTTTCATAAAATTATAATCCTCTATTAATTTTTTTGCATTTTCCCTTTCTCGTTTTGTTCTTTTGAATTCTTCAATTAATGGTTTGGATATTTCAACTATCTGTTTTTTAATTTTTGGGTTTTTTTCTGTTGCATTAGCTGTCTTTAATTCTTTAATTTTATCATAAATTTTTTTCATTTTTAAATTTGATTCACTTATACTCGTATAAAACATATCATATTGTTGTTTAAAACTATCAAATACTTCTTTTGTTGCCCTATCACTTACTTCATTTCTTAATTGTTGAACAGTTATATTTTTTCCAATACCTTTAAAAGCCTCCCTAATAACTGCAAAAAAACAATCTCCTTGAGATTCCACATCTTGTATACCAAATTTTTTATTCTTTAAAAATTTCTGTAACCAATTATGATTCCCTTTTTTCTTATAATTTTTTCTTTCTTCAATGGATTCTTCCATCATTTTTACTTCTATGCTTTTAATTATATCACTATCATCTTCCTGAACAATATCCTTTAAATTTAATCTATCACCAACATATTCATCACTTTCTTCACCTTTGTCTTCTTCTTTATTTTCATCATCAACGCTTGGTAAAGGGTCATCATCTACTGGACTAACTGGTTTTTTTAATTTTAATGTTCTACGTAAATAATCTGGAGTTACAAATGAAAATAATAAAGGTATTGGATCATCCAATTTATCTATGTCCAAATCATTTTCATCATCTAATAAATTTGTGTAATTTGATGCTAAACATTCATAAACACCTATTTTATCTCCCATACTATCATCTACAACTAAATAAACAGACATATGATAAACACCTTTATCCTTGTGAATACTATTTATATTTCCAATAACAATAGTACATAACATTTTCGGGTATAACTCCACTTCATATAATGAAGCATCAAATCCTTCATCAACTTCACTTAGTTTTTTTATCTCGGGATATTCTATTGTTGGATCTAATTTAGACGCTACCATATATTTTAATCAAATATAATAAATTGTCTTAAATAGTTATCTTCCTTTAATTCTTTAATATATTGCCAAAATTTCTTTCTCTGTAAAACAAAACAAATATTATCTGGGGTTTTCTCAAACAAAATTATTTCTTCTATTAATTGGGATTTGTTTTTACGTCTTTTTGGTATTTCATAATAAGACGCTATACGTTCTAGTTCTTTTTTTGTATAATTAGTATCATAATTTATCTCCTGTGCATAAAAATCATCATATTCTGTTGTAAAATCATTTGACATTTCTATATTTTCCATATCATCCATTAAATCATCCTCTGTTATAATTTTATTATTATTATTGTTTTCTTCTAATGAAAAAGATAAATTTTCAAAATTCATTTTAATATAAATAATTATAATTTACTATTTATATTATATTAATTTATATATTAACATTCAAGCTCTTCAAGTAAATCCATTAGAGAAAACACACATTTACTTGGCAGACTCTTATAATTTTTATGGTCACAATCTGAAAACTTCTCAACAAATGTTGTTAGCATCTCCCAAAAATCATCATCATCTTCAAACTTATCTTGACCTTCCTTAGCAATGATAATAATATTTTCACAAATTTCAATTACTGCATTCTTTTTATCATCCAAATTTATATATTCCAAAAATTTATCTTTCAATAAAACAGTTAACCTTTCCATTGATTCTAATGATATAACACCTTGATTCATAAGGTGAACAAAGAAACAACATAACGAACGCCGTTTCTCATTTTCTTTATTAATATCACAAAACAAATCATAATCTTTATCAGAATCCACACACCTAATTACTTCAAATAATTCCGAAAATTCACTAAAATTCTTTACACTAATATCTTTCATTATTGGAAATTTATCTATCAAATCTTTATACAACTTTGCATACAACTTGGACCAAAACTTATTTTTACTTCCTATTTCAAATATTGATTTTCCTACCTTTTGTAAATCTTTTTCTTCTACATTTGATTTTATAACTGTAATTAATATATCTGTTATATAGTCTTTCATTAATTCGTAATTTTTTTCTGTAATTTGATTTAAATGATTTCTAATTCTGTCCATTTCTAATTCAATGCCGCTTTCATTTCTTTTTAATTCTGTTGTTTTAAAATTTCGCATTTCTTCCCAATCGTCATTGCTTATATCAGGCTTGGGTTTTCTTTCACGTTTTTTAAATATTGGTGTTTTTTGATATGTTGGAGCTCCTACACGCTGAGATAAAGAATTAATTACTTTAATTGTCATATCATCCAATTCTATATCTAAACCTTGACGCTCAATTTTATAGAAATCAAATATTGTATATGTTTTTTTTGAGGTAGTCGCCATTCTTTAATCACAATTAATGTCTAATGTTTATATCAATTTTTTATAATTGATTTATATATAAAATAAAATTGAAATAGTTAATATTATTTTTAATTCGCTTAAAAGAATGAGCACAATGAATAGTATGACAGATAAATCTGATCAAAAAAATAATATGAATAAGTCACGATATGATATTCGTGACTGGGATGATGAGACATTAAACTTAGATACACGATTACTTCGTGGGATTTATGCATTTGGTTTTGAAAAACCATCTGCCATTCAACAGAAAGGACTTTACCCTATGATTAAAAGAAATGATAAAGGTGCTGGTCGCGATCTCATTGCACAAGCACAATCGGGCACAGGTAAAACTGGCTGTTTTGTTACAGGAGCTTTACAAATTATTGATACTGAATTTAAAAATGAACACGGAGAAGCCAATACTCAAATTTTAATTCTTGCTCCAACACATGAACTCGCCGGGCAAATTATTTCTGTAGCAGATGCAATTGGTAAATATCTAAAAATAGTTACAAAACTACTTGTAGGTGGAACGTCTGTTGATAAAGATAGAGAATCGCTGGATAAAAACCCTCCTCATATCGTTGTGGGAACGCCAGGTCGTGTACATGATATGATTAGGAGAAAATATCTTAAAACACAACATATTCAAACTATAATTCTTGATGAGGCAGACGAAATGCTTTCATCTGGATTTAAAGAACAGGTTTATAAAATTTTCCAATTTATGCCAAATGATATTCAAATATGTCTATTTTCCGCAACTATGCCTATTGAACTTGATGAGCTAACAAATAAATTTATGAGAAATCCTACTAAAATTCTTGTCAAGGCTGAAGAACTCACACTACAAGGTATTGCACAATATTTTATTCGGTTGGATGGAGATGACCAAAAATATCTTACAATTAAAGACCTCTTTTCAAGTCTTAGCATTTCACAAGCTATTATATATTGCAATAGCACAAGACGAGTTGATGACTTATGTGAAGCTATGATTACAGATGAATACCCTGTAGCTAAGATCCACGGAAAAATGGAAGAAACAGAGCGTAAATCAGCATATAAATCATTTAAAGAAGGTAGTTGTCGTGTTCTGATTACATCTGATTTATTTGCAAGAGGCATTGATGTTCAACAAGTTAGTATTGTAATTAACTTTGATGTTCCTAAGAGTGAACATACATACTTGCATAGAATTGGTCGTGGTGGAAGATGGGGCAGAAAGGGTATTGCAATTAACTTTGTATCGAAACACGATGCACCAAGACTAAAGCACTTCCAAACATATTATAATACTACAATCGAGGAAATGCCTGAAAATTTTACAGAACATCTTAATTATTAATTATTAATTATTAATTATTATTCGTAATTATTTTATCATTATATTATTTTTATCTTATAATGACAAATAAATTTTTATTACCAATTGAATTCAATAAACAAAAAAAAATTATTCAATCTAATTTATTAAAAGATCTTGAACTATTGGAAACTGATACTAGTAAAAATGCCGTATATAAAAATATTTTTAAATTCAATAACAATAATAAGATACTCGAAAAATTTACAAAACTTTATACAACTGATATTAGTTTTTTAAATGATACACAAACTCTCAATAAAAAATATATTGATAAACACCACCAACACAAAAATATTAATAATATAATTCAATTATGGTCTTCTATTAAAAGTGATGAAAATTTCCTCGATAAATATCAATATCTATCTTGGGAACCTATTAAAATACTTAATGAATATAGTATTTTTCTCTCTGCATTAACATTTTATAGTATTAGTTCTCCAATATTAAATTTAGCTGCACCAATTGTTATGTTAATAATACCATTCATCATTATTAAAATTATGGGATTACCTATTACTATTCCTTCATATACTAATATTTTAATGAAACAAATTAATAAATTATCTTTTATGAAATTATTTACAGCAAGTGATTTATCCTTACAAGCAAGATTATATTATTTATTCTGTTTTGGAATGTATTTTTATAATATTTATCAAAATATACAAAGCTGTATTGCATTCTATAAAAATACAAAACTTATAAACAAAAACTTTAATATGTTTGAAAAATATTTTGATTATACATTAGATGAAATAAATGATTTAATTGATTATACCAAAAAATTAAAAACATATAGTAAATTTAATGATTATTTAGAAGATAAAAAATTTCAACTCAATGAATTTATAAATGCTATTAAAAATACACCTAGATTCACCTTAAATCCATTTAAATTACTTAATTCAGGAACTACTATGAAACAATACTATTTATTATACGATAGACAACATATTGATGATATGTTTAGATTTACATTTGATTTACATTCTTACTTATTAATACTTAAAAATTATTCTGAAAAAATAAAATTAAAAACTGTTAATGCTGCTAAATTCAAAAAAAAAAATAATCCATCATTACACTTTAAAAAGGTAATATATCCAAATATTGAAAATAATTTTAATATTCCAAATGATATTTCTATGAATAAAAATCATATTTTAACTGGACCTAATGCTTCTGGTAAAACTACACTACTTAAAGCTATAATAATTAATTTATTATTGGCACAACAAACAGGGTATGGATTTTTTGATGAAGCTTCTTTTACTCCTTATCATAATATACATTGTTATTTAAATATACCTGATAATTGTTCTAGAGATAGTTTATTTCAAGCTGAAGCAAGAAGATGTCATAATATACTTAAAAATATAAATAAATCTCCAAATGAAAAACATTTTTGTATTTTTGATGAATTATTTTCTGGAACTAATCCTTATGAAGCCATTGCTTCTGCAAATAGTTATTTAAATTATATATCCAAAAATAAAAATGTTACTTTCTTTCTAACTACTCACTTTGATAAATTATGTATACTACTTGAAAAAAATAAAAGAATTAAAAATAAACATATGTCTTGTAAAATTATCAATAATAAACCTAAATATTATTATAAAATTAAAAATGGCATCACTAATGTAAAGGGCGGTATATGTGTATTACAAGAATTAAATTATCCTCAAGAAATTATTAATAATACAAAAAAAATTATTTCACAAATATAAATTCGTTAAAATTAATATTTAAAAATATACAAAGTGTTATAATAGAAATATGTTTAATAAAAATTTATTAATTAGTTTAGGAGTAACAAGTTTAGCAAGTATAGCATTATGGTTTTATTTCAAAGAAAAGGTTAGTAAGTTAGAAAAAAAATTTGACTTAATGTTTAATATTTTTCAAGAAAATAAGAAAACAACTGAAATTTTAAATCAAAATCTTAATTCATTGACAAATAATGTATATGGAAATAATAATCCACCATCAAATGAAGAAGAATATTATGATGATGATGAGGAAAACGAAAACCAGAATGATGAAGATAATGATGAAGATAATGATGAAGATAATGATAATAGAGATAACAATAATCTAATTTCTGTTTCTGACGGCGAAGCCAATGAGGAATACTATTCAACCGATAGTGAAGTAGTAAGCGATAATGATGGCGATGAACCAATTACAATTAGTGAAAAAGAAACTATTGATAAAACACTTAATTTAGAAAATATGCCTTTCAGTATTAATGGTGCTGATCTTAATGGTGCCGAAATTAATGTTGGAGCAAACGTATTTTCAATGATGAATGCTGTTGCATTAAATTTAAATGAAATAGATGTTAACCATAATTTAGAGTTTAATATCGAGGATGATAATGTAAATGGAGATAATGTTGAAGACAACACACAAGACAACACACAAGATAATACTGAAGATAACATCGAAAATTTAGATGATGTTGAAGACAATGCTGAAAATAACACCGAAAATAACACTGAAAATTTAGATGATGCTGAAACATCGATTGAAGTTATTGATAATGATATTTTTAATGACGTTGTTGAAGAGATAAATAATTTAGATGATGTTGATATTCATAATCCCAAAACAACTGTTAAAATGTTACAAGCTTTAGCTAAAACTAAAAACTTAAGAACTAGGGGATTGAAAAAAGATAAGTTAATTGCATTATTAGATAAACACGCTTAATTTTATTTTTAATTAAAAAAAATTTTATATTATAATATATAAGTATGAGTTGGAAAAATTGCTATGGAGGACAAAATAATATTCATTCTAATTTCCCCGCATTAATGAGTGATGGTAAATTTGCCACAAACTGGAATACTGCTTGTGCAAGTAATAATAGACTTAAAAGAGAAGCTAACGTTGTTAATAATTATGATTACAGAAAATATCTTCAAAGAAATGCTGATAATTTAATACTTCAAAATCAAGTCGCTGCTTGTAATAATTGTGGATTATGTTGGAATGATTTTAATAATTTACACGACTCTCACCCAAAATATTTATTTAAATCTTGTAACGATCCTAATAAACCACCTGGTTATGAACACTCTGATTTAAAAAGTATGTATTTATCTAGACAAGCATTAGCATCTAGAGCACAACCTACAACATTAACACAAGACCAAATGCTTCAAAAATTCAACTATAATTAATAATATTTCTAATAATTAATTTAGTAATATTATATATATATGCCCAAAACGCGTAGGAAAAATAAAACTAAAAATAAAACTAAAAAAAGAAAAAAAAATAAAACTAAAAAAAAAAGTAAAAAAACATTTGTAGTTGGCATTGTTTCTGTTCCTTTATCACCTAATAAAAAATATTTTAAGGTTTGTGGGGATTCATATATTGCTTCATCTCATTTATCTTGGATGAAAAGACAAGGTATAATACCTATTGTTATACCATATGATACAAAAGATTTGAAATACTATTTTGATAGAATACACGGTTTATATTTACCAAGTGGTGGCGCATTCGCAGGAACACAACTTAAATATTATAATTGTTGTAAAAAATTAATGCTAATGGCTATGAAAGAAAATGATAAAGGATGTCATTTTCCTGTATGGGGTTGTTGCATGGGGTTTCAACAAATGTTAATACTTGCTGATGGCAATGATGATGTTGACCACCTTTTACAAAGGTTTGATTCCTATGATAACTTATTATTAAATATTAAATTTACTGAAGAAGGTAAACATTCTAGATTTGTTAAAGGCGTTGGAGAAAAAACGTATGATAAACTAAGAAAAAAAAGATGTACTATGAATAATCACAAACTAGGAATTACACCTAAAAAAATGAAGAAAAATAAAAAAGTTTATTCTTTTTATAAAATTGTTGGAACAAGTAAGGATAGAAAAGGTAGAGAATTTGTTGCTATAATTGAAGCTAGACATTATCCTTTTTGGGGGGTACAATGGCATCCTGAAAGAAACTGCGAAATGGATGCTTTGATTAAATATTTCTCCAAAGTGTTAAAAAAAAGTAAAAGAAAAACATATGATAAAATACATTATGGTAAATATCGCAGTATGTATACAAAAAAAATAGACTGTATGAATTATAGTGAAAACTTATATAAAAAGTGTAACTTTTATTGGCACTCGAGAACCTCTGCACATAATAAAAAACTTTGTAATATTGCTCAATTAAATGAATCTGAAAATATTGATGGTTCTGAATCAGGTGTATAATTCAAAAACTTATATAAATATTTATTTCATATTTATATAAGATGAATATTCTTAGTATTGACGTTGGTATGAAATATCTTGGATTTTGCCTTTTTCATGTTTCTAATGGTGATTTTTCAATTACTAAATGGGATACAATAAACTTATGTAATGAAGAAAAACACATATGTCAAGGTATGACCAAAAAAAAAGGGAAATGTAATAAGTTAGCAAAATATTGTAAAAATGGTAATTACTATTGTAAAACACACGCAAAAAACCAAGAATTTAAAATACCAACCGCTGAACTTAATAGAAAAAAATTATCCAAAAAAAAATTTGCTGTTATTAAAATTTTATGTGAAAAATACAATATTGATACTAAAAATTATAAATATAAAAAAGATTATTTAAAATGCATTGAAGAAGAACTTGATAATTCTTTTTTTGATTTAGTACAAAAAACAGATGCTAGACAAATTAAACTCATTGAGTATGGTAATAATCTACGTGATAAATTTAACGTATTATTAAAAGATATTAATATTAATATTTTAGCAATTGAAAATCAAATTGGACCTTTAGCATTAAGAATGAAAACACTTCAAGGAATGATCATGCAACATTTTATTGAAAAAAAAATTAAAGACATTATTGAGATTTCTCCCTATAATAAATTAAAGAAATATATTTCAAATAAAAAAACTACTTATGCAGAGAGAAAAAAACTAAGTATTATTGAAACCAGAAAATATATTTCTGAAAAAAATTCTCTTAATAAATGGATTGAACTATTTGAAAAACATTCTAAAAAAGATGATTTAGCTGATGCATTTTTGCAAGGAATATATTATTTAGAAAGTACTAAAATAATTAATTATTAATGCGTCTTACTTAAAATTAAAAGTTCTTATTAAAACATAATGAGTGAACCTCAAATTATAGAAATTGGACTTACAAAATCCGATACATCGCCGAAACTTACGGTTACCTCCAATAATGATGCTGGAACTCTTAAATTAAATTCTTTACCACCACTAGATACAACTAGCAAAAAATCTGTTAATTTTGGACCTGGTGTTGAAATGCTTATGAATCAAAGCAAGGTATCTAGTTCTCCAAAGTCTGATTTACCATTATCAGATATTAATTCATTAGAATTAAATATTTCTGAAAAGCCACCTGTAAAAAAAGAAAACGCTAACTCTGTTAGGAATAAAATATTTGGCATTGGGGAACCTAAATCTATTCTTAAAAAACCTGATATTTCTTCTGAAATTAAGACTAACATAAGTGAACCTATTTTGAAAAAAGCTACTGAAAAAGATGGAAATTCCACTTGGGATGGCTTTAAAAAATTTAATGATATTCCTGTTAACCCTGAAGCTAAGCCTGTTGCAAGACCCACAATGACTCCACAAGATTTATTAAAAGAAAAATTACTTTATCTTAGAAGGCTTGAATCTGTTGAGAAAAAGGGTGTTAGATTAACTAAGAAATATACTATGGATAGTAATTTGGATGAAATGAAAGGTGAATATGAAATGATTATTAGTGAAAAAGAAAAGGGTAATTCTATGAAATTTCAGGGTAAAATGTTAATGGCTGCTGTATCCGCTATTGAGTATCTTAATGGTAAGTTTGACCCTTTTGATATTAAACTTGATGGTTGGGGTGAATCTATTAATGAGAACTTAGAAGATTATGATGAAATTTTTGGCGAATTACACGAGAAGTATGGTGGTAAGGCTGCATTAGCACCTGAACTTAAATTATTATTTATGCTTGGTGGTAGCGCTGCTATGATTCATATGACTAATACTATGTTTAAGTCTTCTATACCTGGTATGGACGATATTATGAGACAGAATCCTGAACTTATGCAACAATTCACACAGGCTGCTGCACAATCTATGCAACAGAATAATCCTGGTTTTAGTGGTTTTATGAATGGTGCTATGGGTAGAGGTCCACCTCCTATGAGAATGCCTCCATCTATGCCTCCTCAAAATAATAGACCTCCAGCTAGAATGCCACCTGTTGGTGCATATGCACCCCGTGGTTCTCCACCCGGTCCTCCACAAAACAGAAGAACTAACAGACCGGATCTTGCTGCTGCTAGAGGAAGACCACCAGCAGCTAAAAATCCTAGAAAAAGACCTGAAATGAAGGGACCTGGAGATATTAATGATATATTATCTGGAATCAAAAAGAAAACTGTAAATATTCAGAGTAAGAAAGATAGCAATAGTACAATTAGTATAGATGATCTTAAAGAATTAAAAAGTACTGATTTAGATATGCCGAGAAAATCCGCTAGAAGAAAACCTAAGTCCGCTAGAAACACTATCAGTCTTAACATTTAAATACATAATATTTAATATTTAGTAAATATATATATTATGTCATCAGATGCAGCAGCTATGGGAGATGCAGCACCACCAGCATCATCACACCCCGCACCAGGAGGAGGAGATGCAAATGCAGGGAAAAAGCGACGAACAGGAGAATCAACCGCGAGAGAAGAAACACCTGATAATCAAGAAACGAACAAAAAACAAACTTCTGCTTCTGCAAAAGCTGTGGGAAATTTTAATGAAAAAGTACTACAAAGACAAGAACTAAGTAGAGAAAAATTATATGAATATATAGACGGAACACACGATATGTCCAATATTTTGTCCTTATCAGAAGGATGGAAGCAATTAATTGAAATGCAAGAAGCATTTATGAAAAGTCTCGAAGTGGATTACTTACCTTATAGATCTGGGTTTTTGGGTGATTTTAATCTTGATGATGCGGTCGGTATGTCCAGAACAAAGGCCGAAGGAGCAGCTGGCGGAACTACCGCAGGACAGACACACAACACAAAAGCAAAGCTCGACGCCAAGTCTAAGAAAAAACAGCAAAATAATTTGCCTCACAATCGCAAGGACGCATATCATACGATGTATTTTAATTATCATTTGACACCTGCAAATTTTAAAGAGAATGATAAGGAAATGTGTTGGTTATGTAGTAAGCCTTTAATCGTTAATCATTTAACTGGAACACCACAAAGCGAACACAAACCTCCTTGTTTTTCAATGGCATTGACTGGAGTTGGGTTGGCTGCAACGGAACGCGGTAAACAGATTAATAGCGGAAACAGAGGTGGAGAAGGTAAAGCATATCCAAATGAAGAATTTATTGAACAAATACTTAAAACTGTAACAGTTGCTGGCACTAGCACTCCTAAAACGGAACAAACATATAATTATATGCTATACCAAACATGGAAGTTATTAGTAAGATCGGAAAGTATGGCTTGGTCTCATCCCTGGTGTAATAATAAAAAGAGTCAAACTCCATTTATTTCTCTTAGATATAAAACTTTAGAGGGGGGGAGCGCTTCTACAGAAACGGTTTTTATGTATGTTATAGAAAAAAATTCTATAATAGAATATCTGAATCAATTAGCAGTTTCAGATAGCAGACAAAGGAATGAAATGAATTATCAAGGTAGTGATAGTCTTAGTGATGTTTATGATCCAGATTTCTTTGGCAATCCTGAATCAAACCGAAAAATTTGGATAGAAAATGCTTTACGTAATATAGTAGTAGGATTAATTCCATTATGGTGTTTATTAAACCAAGGATACGATATTTATGGACCGGTTAAAATTCTTTGCCAAAGTTTATTAGCGAGACAAGATGGCAAAGTAAGGACTTATTCAAAATTATTAAATAATAATCCCTTGTGCTCAATCAGAATCAGAGTTAAGCAAAATTGTGCAAGAATGGTAGCGAGAGGAGCAGCAAAAAAGGGGTCTCTTGTATATAGAATATCGCAAAGTGATGGAGAAGATTTAGACACATTAACAAAACAATTGCTTGGTAATTTTTATGGAGATGCTGAAGGTGTTGCGCTTGGTAATGTGGATCAATCTCAACTTACCCGGGTAGCGAGTGAAAGTTTACAATCTGCCTCCCAAGCGAGAGCAGCAGCTGATAAAAAAGCAGCAAATAGAAAGTTGCGATTGAAAACGGTAGCAGAAGGTGACGATGAGGGAGACGGCAGCAGCAGTTCGAGCAACAATGGCGGCGGCGGCGATGCTGCTCCTGGAACAGGACAAGGCGGTGGGAAAAAAACAAAGAAGAAAAGAAAGAAAAGGAAAAAGCGAACAAGAAGAAAGCGAAAATATCGTAAGAAAACTAGAAAGCGAAGAAGAAAGAAGGAAAAAACAAGAAAACATTAAACCTTTGTAATTTCTTCTATCACTACAACATCAGATACATTTTTATGTATACATTCCAAGTCTTTTACCTCATCATCATGAAATGCAGTCCGAAACATATTTTGCCATTCTGTTGTTAATGCATCATCATCTAGATAATTTGGATGTAATTTTTCCCACTCTTTAATTTTCAATATCTGCTTCTTCTCAATCAATTTAATTGAATTATTAATCTTTTTATTATTTTTATCTTGGTTCCATTCATCTTCATCTTTAATATAAAATTGACACTTATTTTTATGACTACAGTGAATTGGTCTTTCATTCGGGCTCATATCATTCAAATTCTTAATAAAAATATTACTTATGCCTTCAATATATCCATTATTTTGTGTATACATCAAATCTTCTATTGATATTGTCACTTTATTCACAAAGTCTTTTAAATTCATAGCATCTTTGCATTCCTGATTTAAATACATATTAATTGTCATATTATTATTACAATTTGTATTAATACTACTAGGTTGCTCAGCCAATCTTTCTAATGTTTCAGCCATTTTTGGAAGAAGTTCCATCAATTTATCTACTGCATCATCTTTCTTTGTTGACTTCATAATATCCTCATTAATAATATTATTTAACGAACAAATATCCTTGTGCCTCTTGTATTTTGATAATTTTTCAAATGATACATTACATATATCACAAGTATACTTTTTTGTTTTAGTACATTGTTTTTTATGCCTCCATAATGTAGTGCGACTATTAAATATAGATCCACAAATATTACAAGATACAGTATTTTCAGCTTGTAAATGAGCTTTTTTATGCTTTTTGGTTTGTAAATGTTTATCATAGTTAGATTTTTTACTGGTGAAATAGTTACATTTTTCACAACAATATTTATTTTTATTTTTGACAATTATATTGTTTTTATTCATTAATATATAATTGAAACAAAAAATTTCTAAATTCATTTTTCATTAATTATCTACATAATTATCCCTTCTTTGATATTTTTGTATTTTTTGGATACAAAATTATCATACATCGTTCTAGTGCTAAATAAAGAGCTACTTTTTTGTTTCACTCGGCTACTTTTTTGTTTCATTTTTTTTTGCATTTTTTTACTTTTTACTAAATTTTGTATAAGCATTTGTCGTTTTAAAAAATAAATTATTTTTTTAGGTTTAAATAACGGCTACTTTTTTGTTTCATTTTTCGCTACTTTTTGAAACAAAAAAGTAGCCGCCTAAAATTTCAGCGTAGTGCCTTTTTTTTTGTTATCTAGTGACGACTGCAATTTTTTTTTTAAAAAAACGCCTACATTTTGAAGGTATTTTAAAAATCCCATTTTTTTGCATTTTTTTGATTTTATAAAATTTAAAATTTTTGATATATTTTTTTCAAAAAAAACGATCGATTTTGACTTTGGAATTTCGCTCAAAATGGGTCGTGCCTTTTTTTCAGCGCCAACTATGTGCTGTGACACTCGGAAACCATTTTCATAGGGGGTGCCAAAGTACCCTCAGTAAGGGTGCTCTCAGCGATGTTTTTCGCTGCATTTTTTCACTACTTCTTTTTACTTTAAGACATTAATAAAGTGTAAAGGTAAAAAATAGTTGAAAAAGTTATGGT